AATATATTAATATAATTATATAATATATAGGGGGGTGTTGACATTTGGATTCGGATATGTTATAATACGTTCAGAGCAAGAGAGATACAGTGAATTATGAACAAATATTAACAAATTGTTCACTGAAAGTTCACAAATAGGGTGTTGACAAACGGAAAGAAGTGTGGTATAATAGTTTCACAGTCAAAACGCTTGACATATAAAAACGACTAAAACAAGGAGACAAAACGAATGGCAGTAGAGTACATTGTTAATTCCGAAAAGCGGACTGTTGTTGCCATCCTAAAGGGCACAGAGCTTGATGCTCATAAAGCTATTGTCCGGCAGGTTGGAGAAGCAGATGAAAGTTTTTTCGGATTTAACAGCAACTGGACGACGCTGATTCCCGATTGTTTCGTGGGAAAAGCAAAGTGTGACCCTCGTGATGAATTTTCTATTGACGAGGGCAAGAAGATAGCGAAAGCACGTTGTATGGAAAAATACTATCGAGCAAAAGATTCAGCTATCAAACAGTGGTACAAGAACGCATGTGTAAAAATGAAACGTGTCGAAAGACTTGTAAAGGATATTGATACAGCAAGATTATTCTCTCAAAGACGTAAGGAAGCAGAGGCGATTGAAAAATATAAGTCAGCAGTATCCGCGCTTGAAGAAGCGCAAGAGGAACTTAATAAGTTTTTGAGTAAGTAATTTATTTTATAACACGAGGTAATAATAATGGCAGTAGGATTTAGTTTTCAAAAAGCAAAACGAGAAAAAATTTGGGTAAAAGTTCTTCTTAATGGCCCATCTGGTAGCGGTAAAACGTATACAGCTTTGAAATTGGCAACAGGTATGTTTACCAAGGCTGGTGGAGCGGGAATTGCGGCAATCGACACAGAGAACGGACGTATTCGTTATTACGCTAACGAATTTGATTTCTTCGACTTACAGTTATCGGAGCCTTATACATCAGAATCTTATATTGAGGCAATTAGTGCGGCAGTTGATAATGGTTTCAAAATTCTTATCATCGACAGTCTTAGCCATGAATGGAAGTGGCTGAATGAGGTACATGATAAGATGCCTGGCAACTCATTCACTAATTGGGGAAAGTTAAAGCCAAGACATGCGGCGCTGATGGAAAAGATTCTTCAGTCTCCAATTCATATCATTGCTACTTCTCGTGGTAAAGATGATTATGTAATGGAAGATAAGAATGGTAAGCAAATTCCAAAAAAGGTTGGAGTTGGTTCACAGCAGGAAAAGGATATTGAATACAACTACACCGCGACTTTCAACATCGACCAAGAAACTCATGTCGCTACTGTGGCAAAAGACAACACCCACATTTTTGAGGGCAGATATGATGTACTTAATGAAAAAGACGGAGAAAGATTAATTGATTGGGCTAACACTGGCGAGGGAGAAATGCCAAAAGAACCCGTAAAGGCACCAACTCATGTTGAAACTCCAAAATCAGATATTGATTCAGCCCTTAGAGAAATTAACTCAATCTTTGCGAATAAAATTGAAGCTGGTGTAGATAAGGAACTCCTGTACGCTATTGTTTCTAAGCACCATACAAGTAAGAACTTTACATCAATAAAAGATGTTGATGTGGCAAATACGATTATTAATGAACTGAAAGAGGTTAAATAATTTATGAGTCTGCAGATTAAAGATAGTTACGCAACAATTTTCGAGCCGGAAGTCCATGAAAAGTTTGTAGCATGTAATTTGAGTACAGGTAGAAAGCTCAAAGAAGTAGACGATTACGGACGTCCTAAGTATGCTAATTCTTCTTGGAGAGCCACTTTTGTTGGAAACGCTCTTGCTGGTGCTAAAGCGTTGAAGGAAAAAGACAGAATCAAAATTGTTTCTGGTACTATCACACATGAAAAAAGTGATAAGACTGATGCTAATGGTAACGCGAGATATTTCTACAACGTAACCGTATTTGATTTTGAAACTGTGGCAAGCGCTACTACGGCGGCATCAAAGCCGACAGGTGATAATTTAGACAGTGAACAGCCGGATTTGCCGTTCTAAGATGTGTTGATAATATATGGCCGAGAGGTTTCACAGCTTCTCGGCCTCCTTCACAAGGAGTGATTAAGTGATTCTACTTGAACAAGAAATAAGACATGATATTATAGATGATATGGTTTGGTCGTTTTCAAGGCTAAATGGATTTTATACATGTAAGAGAGCGTGGTATTACACATATATAATGAAAAGGAGTGAACGAGAGAACTTTTTTTCACAGTATGGTACATTTGCTCATTCAGTGTTTGAGAAGTATAACAAAGGAGAGCTAGAAATATATGAATTAGCAAGTTATTATAACGACAACTATTACGCGAATGTAACTGAAGAAGCGCCACCAAATAAATATGTTGACTTAAATGAATCATATTTCAATAAAGGATACGATTATTTCGTAAATATCAAAGATAATCCCGATGAAGAAATAATTGGGGCAGAGGTAAAGTTTGAATTTACAATCGACGTTATGGATAAACCTAGAAAGTTTATTGGATTTATTGATAAAGTATCAAGAGATAAGAACGGATTTATAGTTACTGATTATAAATCTAAGGGCAAATTCAAAAACAAGGAAGAATTACACGATTACACAAGACAATTATACATCTATGCCATAGCATTGAAAGAAATGTATGGAGAGTATCCTTATAAACTTGTTTTTGAGCAATTCAAAGAGAATATAACACAAGAAATATGTTTCAATGAAAAAGATTTAGAGGAAACATATGATTGGATTAGAAATACAATAAGACTTATATATGACGAAATAGATTTTCCAAAAACACAAAACGATTTCTTTTGTTCGTATTTGTGTTCAGCGAGAGATACATGTATTACTGATACAATTTGACATTTTTCAACCTTTGTGATATAATAAGGACGGATGAAGTATGATAAGCAGAGAGAAAATAGAACAAGCAAAGGAAATGTTAGGCACAACCGCGTTTGAACTAATGGCCGACGAGATTCCTCTTGAAGATGTCGATAAAGAAAAATTGGTGTGTAAATCGCCGTTCAAACAGGAAAGAACAGCATCGGCTCATTGGTTCAAAGAGGGAAATTGTCTAAAATGTTTCGCTACTGGATTAACTATGGATTACATAGATTTCAGTATGAAGTATAAAAATAAATCATTTTTAGAAGCAGTTGAAGAATTATTTATGGTCGCCGGTATGAAATATGACCCAAGTGACTTTGAATTTGACGAAGAAGATAAAGATGTTTTCAAAGACTTTAAATGCTCTAAAGATGAAGTAAATACCGACAGAAGTATTGCCGAAAAATATCTAAAATCAAGAGGAATATCAGAAAGTACATTAGACCTTTGTAACGTAAAACAGGATTCTCATGGTAATATCGCTTATCAGTTTTATAATACGACAGGTAAACTTATACAGACTAAATATAGGGTATCTAGCGCACACAGAAACTCTGATAAAGGCGCAAAATGGTTCTGGCAACAAAACGCTGGCGTATGTGCTTTGCTGTATGGTGTAAATAGGATAAACTACGATACACCGCTTGTTATAGTCGAGGGTTTAAATGATAGACTTGCTTGTGTAGAAGCAGGATATATAAATACAGTTTCAATTCCAGGTGGTGCGGGAGATAAAAACTGGATTGACTTCAATTTTGATGTTCTTGAAAAATGTAAAGAAATAATACTTTGGTTTGATGATGATAAAGCCGGACAAGACGCAATAAAAGAGTGCGTACAAAGGCTTGGGGTTTATAGAACAAAAGTAGTACCAAAAAATGATGTAGTACAGGCAGAAGTAGAGGCTTACTTTAGAAAAGTAGTAAAAAATATAGATTTAGACGAAAATAAAGACTATAAAAAAGTAGATGCCAATAATGTGCTTGTAGCATGTGGTCCATCGGCGGTCATTGACATGATTGCCAGTGCTAAACTTGAGGATAACCCACAAGTTAAACGTTTGATGGACGTTGAAGAAGTACAACTACAAGATATGCCAAGAATATCAAGTGGATTTTCTGCTATGGACAAAGTGTTTTCTGGAAGTTTTGAAAACTCGCTTACGATATTAACAGGTAAATCTGGTAATGGTAAATCAAGTATTCTTAACACAATGTTTGTTGCCGCTCCATTAGAAGCAGGAGAAAAGGTGTTCATATATAGTGGTGAAATACCAAGCGGTATTCTTCTCGGAAATGTGATTAAGCCGTTGGCATCTAGCAGACATATAGTGGAGTTTGACAACAGTAACGAAGGACGTCCAAATGGATATGCCGTATCAAAACAAGCTGCTAAAGCAATTAAAGAGTTTTATAGAGACTCTGTATATGTGTATAACGACAATAATGAATTTGACACAAACTCGAAGTCAATCTTACAAGCAATGGAGTATTCTTACAAACGATATGGTGTAAAGAACTTCATTGTTGACTCTCTCCTGACTGTTGATTGTTCGCAGGAATATGGTGATGATAAATACGAAAAGCAGAAGAATTTCGTAATAAATCTAAAAACATTTACAAATAATTTTCCCGTTAGAGTTGCTTTGGTTGCCCACAGTAGAAAACTTGCCGCTGGCGTAAAGGAAATTGGTGGCGACGATATTGCTGGTTCAAGTGATATTCTTAAATGTTGTAATAGAGCTTTTAGCGTTGAAATTCTGTGGGACGACCCAGATGGGTATAATACATTAATAAGATGTATCAAAGACAGAGAAACAGGACTTATTGATAAAGAAGTTAAACTGTATTTCGACAAAAAGAGTTATCGAGTGTATTCAGATTCCAAAGAACATGATTATACTTATGAATGGGAACGAAGAAGTACAATCACATATCCAGAGGATGTTAGGAGTAGGCTGGTGAGCAATATAAAGTATCCAGATAAGACGGTAGAAGTGCTTGGAGAAATTAAAAAATGATGAAAGATATCTTTATATATCACCTACATAGCGATTATAGTAGCTGTACAACGAATATTGACTCTGTAACTAAAATAGAAATGTATGTTGACATGGCGAAAAAGTGTGGAATGTCGGCTCTGGCGTTTAGCGAACATGGCAATATACTTAATTGGGCAACTAAAAAGTCTTTGATTGAAGCCGCTGGCATGAAATATGTTCATGCCATTGAGCTTTATATGACAGAAAACAAAGATAATAAGGTTCGAGATAACTACCATATGATAGCAATTGCCAAGAATTGGGACGGCGTTAAAGAAATAAATCGTATGGTTACAATATCCAATAATAGAAAAGATGGCCATTTTTATTACTCTCCAAGAATTACGCTTGATGAAATGGAGTCGTTGAGTGAAAATATAATCTTGACAAGCGCCTGTTTAGGTGGCCCATTAAATGATGGAACCGATGAAGTAAAACAAAGAGTAATAGAATATTTCACAAAACATAGAGATAGATGCTTTTTTGAGATTCAACACCATTGTGTAGACGACCAGTGTAGATATAATTTATATTTACAAGATTTATCGAATAAGACTGGCGTAAGACTGATTGCTGGAACTGATACACATTCACTCAATGAAAAACTGGCAAAAGCAAGAGTTATTTTACAAAAGTCTAAAAAGGTTTATTTCGAGGGTGAAGATGGTTGGGATTTAACCTTTAAGACATATGACGAACTTTTGGAGGCATATAGGAAACAGGGCGTATTAGATGAAGAAGTAGTAAAAGAAGCAATAGCGAACACATGTGTTGTCAGAGATAGTGTTGAAGAGTTCGCGTTGGATACTTCGCCCAAATATCCAAAATTATATAAAGATTCTGAAAAAGCCTTTAAAGAAACTGTTTATAAGGCAGTCGAAACACATCCATATGCTCTTAAAAATCATTCAAAAGAGGAACTTTTGAAAAGGGTGGATGCCGAGCTTGAAGTCTATCATAAGACAAACATGGAAGATTTTATGTTGTTCCAAACATATGTTAGAAACTGGGAACATGAAAATGGAGTGTTTGTTGGTCCGGGACGAGGTTCTGTTTCTGGAAGTATGATAGCGTATCTTCTTGGGATAACCGAAATGGACAGCATCAAATTCAATCTGAATTTCTTTAGATTTGCTAACCCAGATAGACAAAGCAACGCTGATTAACTAAGAGTGATTGTAGCTTTTATAAGGTATTTATTGGAAGAACAAATAATAAAAATGTACTTGGATGGCTTATCAACAGTTAAGATTGGTAAAATGTTGGGGCTTCACTATTCAAGTGTTAGAACAATACTAATAAGAAATAATGTTACGCTTAGAAGTAATAAAAACAATTCAAGGAAATATAAAGTTAATGAATTGTTTTTTGATGATATAAATACTGAAAATAAGGCATATTGGTTGGGGTTTATATATGCTGATGGATATGTAACATCAAACAAGTTTGGTATTGCTCTTAAAGATTCCGACTCAAGTCATTTAGAAAAGTTAAGAAATGATTTAGAATCGGATTATCCAATACACGTTTATAAAAGTAATTCAGAATGGTCACATAATAAATATTGTAGATTACTAGTAACAAGTGAACACTTGGTTGATACTCTAATAAAAAATGGAGTGTTCAGAAGAAAAAGCAATATATTGAAACCGCCTGAAAATATACCGCATGATTTGATTAGGCACTTTATAAGAGGATATTTCGACGGTGATGGCGGTATAATTAGAAACGGAAATTCTTATTATTCAACTTTTATTGGCACACAGGAGTTTGTTTATTGGATAAACGAAGTGATAAACAATGAAATTGGTGTTCAATATAAGAAACTAGAGAAAAGACATGAAAAAGATTCAGTCGTTTCTATTAAATATTTTGGCGAAGATTGTTATAGGGTAATAAAATATTTATATAATAATAGTAATATATATCTTGATAGAAAATATGAAAGGTATATAAAAGCTACAATCAAATTCAGTCAGCTATACCAGTAATGGTATATAAAAAACCGTTAAATTGCGGGGAAACCCTTAGAGCATTAACAACCAAACTATAATGGCGACATTATAGCGGCGAATAGTAACGGATTCGGTATGGTAAAATCGTTAATGATTGGGCAATCAAACGCAGCGAAACCTCTCAAAGAGAGAGAGAGAGAGGGACGTTCAACGACTATAATACGGCTCCTACAAGTAGAGTTGAGGATGAAGGTATAGTCTACTCCCCTTATAAATATCGGGAAACCGAGGGTATATAGGATAGATTCGGACTATTATGACCCCGACAGAGCAAAAACAAGAAATTTTTTATTGACAAATGACTTGATTAAATCATCAGAGATTGCCGCCTTTGGTACAGTGGCTGTTCGTGGTGCTATTGATTATGTATGTAAAGCGCTTGGTTATTCTTTGGATGATGCGAGGGACATCAAAAAGAGACTTTCTATAAATGATAAAAAAGAAGAATTTGCTGACGACAAACTAAAAAAAGATTATCCAGATATATTTGAATATGTTGACTTGATAGCTGGGACGATTGTATCAGTTGGTACGCATCCCGCTGGCGTACTTTGCGCAACAAGAAATATAGAAGAAGAAATAGGATTGTTTACCCTTTCTACAACTGACCATCCTGTTTCATCTTTGGACATGTATGGGCTTGATGCCGGATGGTGGACGAAGCTGGACTGTTTGGGTTTGGATAACGTCGGTATTATAAATGAGACATGTAAGTTAGCTGGAATAGAAAGAGTTAATCCAGATAATATAGATTTGGATGATTGGGCTGTATGGAAAGATATTCGAGATGATAATTCTTGTATATTCCAGTACGAATCAGATTTTGGTGGACAGTTGTTGCGTCAATTATTTTCTGATGAAACAATAAAAATTATAAAAGAAAAAATGCCATCCATTTCGTATTTGAAGCTGTTTAGTTTTGGAAACGCACTAATTCGTCCATGTGGAGCATCTATCAGAGAAAACGCATCCGCAGGAATTTTTAATGAGACTGGCGTTGAGGCGATAGATAGATTATTAGCACCAGAACTTGGTTATTGTATCATTCAAGAAGATATTATGAAGTTCTTGATGAAGTTTTGCGGATACAATCTTAACATGGCTGATAAAGCGAGAAAAGCAATAGCAAAGAAAAAGGGTACTGAGCAGTTACTCCCAGAAATCAGAAATGGTTTCATAAAAACATCGAAAGACAAATATCATCTTACTGATAGTGATTGTCAGAGAATCATAGAACCAATACTACAATGCATCTTAGATGCCACTCGTTATGCGTTCTCTTGGAACCATTCTGATAGTTACTCTTTCATAGGTTATGCTTGTGGGTGGCTTAGACATTATTATCCACTAGAGTTTATAGCAACATGTTTTAACGTGTGGTCAGATAAAGAAGATAAAACCAAAGTAGTATATGAGATGGCAAAACGTCGTGGAGTAAGGATATTTCAGCCGCAATTTAGACATTCTCGTTCAAACTATTATATGGATAAAGAACATTTTGCCATATATAAAGGAATAGCATCTATTAAATATCTTAGTCCAGATACAGCAGAATATCTGTTTAGTCTAAGAAACGAAAAGTATGATGGGTTCATAGATTTATTGGCTTCGCTTGATAGCAAGTATATAAACTCTAGACAAATAGAAATTCTTATCAAACTTGATTTCTTCAAAGAATTTGGAAATTCCAGATATTTATTAAACGTATATAGATTCTATGAGCAATTTGGAAAATCAAAAATGATTGGTAAAGACAAGTTCGATGGTGCCGACGTATTTGAGGGGATATTCAAAAGACACAGCCGTGAAACAGCTAAAAAGTATGTTGACTTAGATATGAAAGCAATACTAAAAGAAGTTGAAGAATATCTACAAGTTATACACAACAGCGATTTCTCTATCATTGAAAAAATCGTGTGGCAACAAGAATATGTTGGATATATCGACTTCAGAACGAATGAAGAAGCCGATAGAACTAAACTATTGCTCTTAGATGTTAGGCAATTGAACAGCAAAAAGACTGGTAAAGTGTGGGCATATTCATTTGAAACATTATCTATCGGGACTGGAAAGAAAGCAGAAATTCTTGTTTATCCAAACGTTTACGAATCCTGTCGTGTCGTGAAAAATAATGTTATAAAAGTAAACCCACGTTCACTGTCTGTAAAGGAATATAATGGCAGAAAAAGTTGGTATCTCAATAAATATGAACAAATAATCATGTAATCGTTGAATATGTCTCCTACTTGACAAATTCTTTGTTCTGTGGTATAATAGTAGCAAGGTGAGAGCGGGAGACATATATGTATAGTAATGACCAACTCTGTTTCAGTTGCGCTAAAGCGTGTGGAAACTGCTCTTGGAGTTCACAACTTATTCCAGTCGATGGATGGATAGCTGAAAATACAGTTTTACCAAACGGAATTGAAAGTTTTGCCATCTCTAAGTGTCCAGAATACGAATTTGATGGATTATGTACTAGATGTATACATTTCGACGACAAATTCACAAATCCAAAGATGTGGTATATGGTTTGTAAAAAGAATGTTAAAGGGAATGGTAACGGGGACTGTATGGGTTATAGAAATAAGTATACGACTTTAAAAGACTGATTTTAAGGGTGACGTAAAAATGCAGTATATGGGCGGTAAGCAATTGATAAGTACCCGAATTTCTGAAGTAATTAATCACGAAATTAGCAGAATTAGGGGGGGGGCGACATTCGTCAGCTTATTTTGTGGAGCATGTTCAATTGAGAGCAAAATAAAAGCAGATACAAAGATATTAAATGATAAACATGAGTATCTTATAGAAATGTTTAAAGCGCTACAAAATGGTTATGAATTGCCTGACGAGATTACAAAAGAACAATACGAATACATTAGAAACAACTTAGACGAAGATAAGGCACTGTCTGGTTTCGTTGGATTTGCTTGCTCTTTCGGAGGAAAGTGGTTTGGCGGATACGCACGAGACGATAAGAGGGGCAGAAACTATACGCAAACAGGAAAGCGTGGACTTATAAAAAAGATGGCTGGTTTACAAAACGCCACATTTATAAGTATGGATTATAAGGATGTTATTATCCCAAACGGGAGCGTAGTATATGCCGACCCACCGTATGCCAATACGACAGCATATGGGAGCGAGTTCAAGATTGATTACGATGATTTTTGGGATTACATGAGAGAAATCAGTAAAAATAACATCGTATTTATTAGCGAAGAACACGCGCCAGATGATTTTGAGTGTGTATGGCAAAAAGAAGTTGTTAGAACCCTAGATAAAAACTTACAAAATCGTCCCAAAAAGATAGAAAAGTTATTTAGGTACAGGAATGGTTTGGAAGCCTGAGTATATGAGGTAGTTATGACAAAGTATTTTGTTACTGGCGACTGTCACGGGCAGTATGACAAAATAAAGTTTTTCATTTCACAGCAAAATCCAGATGATGAACTTTATATATTTATACTTGGTGATGTTGGTTTGAACTGGCATCTAAGATATGGATTAGACGACGAGAAAAAGAAATATCTTTCAAAACTCAATGCTAAAATTGTTTGTTTGCGTGGGAACCATGACGCAAACCATGAGAATCTCACGGACGTATATACCGTCAAAAAGATGTGGGGCGGAGATATGTATTGTGAGGAAAAATATCCGAACATATTCTTTGTAAAAGATGGAGAAGTATATACAATCAATGACAAAAAGATGTTTTGTTGTGGTGGAGCATATTCAGTAGACAAATTCTATCGCTTGAGACATCGTTATATATGGTTCGAGGATGAACAACCAACGGATAGCAATAAGAAAAATGCGTATCGTAATCTACGAAACAATAATTATAAAGTAGATATTGTTTTAACGCATACATGTCCATATTTTGCTATACCAGAATATACATTTCTTCCCGGAATCGACCAAAACACAGTGGACAAATCGACAGAAATGTGGTTTGAATCATTATGTAACGATGGGCTTCAATTCAAAAAGTGGTATTGTGGGCATTATCACATTGACGAGGAATATAGGGGTGTAGAATTTTTATATCATAGTTTCTTGCCTCTTGATATTTAGGTGATAGTATTATGTTGATAGTTTGTTTTGGTATATGTTTCGCGTTGTTTGCTTATGTCGCTTTCAAGTTTTTCGATATTATAACTGATTATAAACACTAAATAATTGTGTGTCCCTAGTTGACATACTATATGATTTGTGTTATAATATATACAATACATTATTATATAGGGGGCGCGTCTGATATGAAAATCGTAGAAAAGAAAATGAATTTGTTTGATACACCTAATCGTTTTATGCTTGCTCACTGTGTAAGTGCTGATTTTACTCTTGATGCTGGCATAGCAAAAGAGTTTGAACGTCGGTATCATATCAAGTCGCGCCTCGATGGTTCTAAAACAGAAGTTCCTGCTTGTATGTCTCTTGTGTTAGAAGATAAGAGAATTATACACAACATTGTAACTAAGAAAAGATATTTTGAGAAACCAACATATATGACGCTCAATGGTGGAATAGAGTTTCTCAAACAAAATTTAGACGTGTTCGACCCAGAATGTTTGTTGCCGTTGGCAATCCCAAAGATTGGGTGCGGGCTAGACAAATTGGAATGGGATAAAGTTAGAATAATTCTTGAGGAGAACTTCAAGGATACTGATAGAAATATATTGGTGTGTTATCTATGAAATATTTTCTTATGGCATTTTCTGGGATACTCATGTTTGGTTGTATCCTTGTTGGACTAGACAGATGTCCAGAAATTTCTCTTGTTATACTGCCAATATATGCCATTGGCTCTGTTTTATACTTTTTAAAAGATAGGAGTGGTTGAGTGGTAACAGAATTTGAGTTGGACGACTATTTTCAGAAAATTGAACAACTGAACGCAAATTCAGATGAAAAATTGGACGAAAATGAACTGGTGAAAATTAAGGTGTTTTTAAAGGCACTTTTTGCGAAAAATCAGCCCGAAAAGCCCAAAAAATGCGCGTTTTTGCCCCAAAAATGGCAAAAATGTCCTAGTTGTGAACACATCATAAAAGTCCAATTTTATTGTCCTTTTTGTGGCCAAAGAGTGCGCGAAAGGCACTTTGAGACGATTTCTGAACAGTTGACGTTCGGGCCAGTAGATGGATGGGGTGTAAGCTCGTGAACTTTATAGAAACGACAGGGTTCATTGAATATCAGTCAAGATGCGATTGGAAGTACGGAAAGTTTCCATCTTCATACAATGGATGCGGGTGGATTGCTTTTTACAACTTGACGCGACTGATTTTCAATGACAAGGATTTTGTAAAAGTAGCATCTGAAACTTTAAACTCGTTTGAGAAAACAGTTGACATTAAAGGTGTCCTTGGCACTTCTATTTTTGACATGTTACGTCATTTAAAAGAGAAGTATAACTCTAAATATGTGGACTGTAAAATGAGGGTCATGCGGAGATACCGTTCGGCAAATATTCCAAGGTTCGGAATCATTTATTATTTTACTGGACATTCATTCCATTATGTTATGTTTGAAAACAACGGGTTTAATTTTGTTTTCCATAACGTAGAGAGCAAGGTTGAGACTCGCTCTATGGACGAGTTTGAAAAGAAATATATCAAGTATCCATTTTACATTATGTTTGAACTAAATGAGGTATAATATGACAAAGTATAAAGTTCGTGTAGACACAAAAAGCGACATCACAGGAATCATGGGTGTCATTGATAAATCTGACGGCGATGTGTTTCTGCTGAATCAGGCCAACGAAGATGGAACGGAGTTCCGTGTAAACGCAAAGAGTCTACTCGGTTTTACTCTGGCGTTGTGCGAGTGGCCGGAGAAGTGGATTAAGTGTGACCCGTCGTTGTATGAGCCACTGAAAGATTTTATTATTGATTGATGAAAATTGAAGATGTAAAACTTCCTCGTGGTGAACGTGCTGTACTAACCTACCATATTGGTGGGGAAGTACAGTATGTCATAGCTACCCACATACTTGACACAACTTGGTATTGGCGGTATAATATAGTAGATGGGAAACTCGTAAAAGATAAAGGTAAAAGCAGAAATCCAAAAGATTTAGAAGGGTGAGCTAATGGAATCTATACTAATATTTTTTGCTGTGTTATTTATTATAGCACTTGTATTGGCATTTTATTTTGGGGTATCGGCGTTTTTCTCTTGGCTTATATGCCTTGCTTGGAATGCTTTCTTCGTACCAGCGTTTTCTCCACTTCCGTTTTGGGGAGTAACAATTATACTTTTTATTTTTGAAATTTTTATAGTGCTTATGAGGCGCGAAAGGGATTAAAGTATATGTATCGTTTTGTTGTTGAAATTGAAGAAGATATTGACGTGGATGATGTTTTGGACAATATCGAAGAAGCACTTGAAGCGTCTGGCGTAGAGACATACACGGTAACTGGTGGAGACGTTGGTTGATGTTGGAAACAGTTGGCAAGGATTTTTTGATTCTGAAACTGAGAAAGAGTATTATCAGAATCTTAGAAGATTTTTGTCACAGGAGTACAAAACACAAACAATATATCCACCGCCAGAGGAAATATTTAATGCTTTTAAGATAACACCTTTTGAGAAAATAAAGGTTGTTGTCTTGGGGCAAGACCCTTACCACACGCCAAATACCGCAATGGGTTTGGCGTTTTCTGTGAAACCGCATTGCGTAATACCGCCATCTTTGCGGAATATTTATCAAGAAATTGATAATGAATATGGTGAACATTGTCTAAAGAACGGTGATTTAACACCGTGGGCGCAACAAGGTGTTTTTCTGCTCAATACTACTTTAACGGTAAGACAGGGGAAACCAGCTTCTCACTTTGGTAGAGGTTGGGAAAGGTTCACAAACGAAGTGATTTCACTTTTAAATGCCGACAACGTTCCAAAAGTGTTTATGTTATGGGGAAGAAACGCAAAAGATAAGCGGAATCTCATAACAAATGAGCGTCATTTAGTGCTTGAAGCGGCGCATCCAAGCCCATTTTCAGCATATAATGGATTCTTTGGATGTAATCATTTTAGGCTAGCAAATCAGTTTTTGCGAGATAACGATATAGACGAGGTAGTTTGGTAATGGATTTTAGCAATACAGATGTTTGGGGTTTTGAACACGCAATTCGTGGAATGAGAAATCCTCTTGAATCACACGTTAAAAGCGATAGCTGGCTTGATACAGACGGAAAAGTTGTTATTGGGGATAACGACTTGGATTTGATGAAACGTCTTATTCGCGGCGGTTCTGAGCATAGAAAATTTATGCGTCAAATCATGGTGAGTGTTGATATAAGTGCGCCGTTGTACATATGGAAGGAATTTGACACTTACAAAATTGGCACAACAGCCAATAGCACCAGCACTATGCATCGTATTATGTCAAAACCAATCACTTTGTCGTGTTTTGAATTTGACGATTTTAACAATTATTTGGAACTTAGCACCACAAATATTACGCATGGAGGAGAATCGTCGTTTACTATAAATGATGTTTGGGATGATATTCTGACGGCCTGTAATAAGTTAAGGGACAAATACCTCAAAACCAAAGATATGCGATATTGGAAAGAACTGATTCGCATTCTTCCCGAATCATGGATTCAGAGACGCACTGTAACTATGAATTATGAGAATCTTTATTCAATTGTGCGCCAGCGGAAAGGCCACAAGTTAGTTGAATGGGAAAGGTTCATCAATTGGGTAAAAATTCTGCCATATGCCAATGATTTGGTGTTTTTAGACTATACATAAAATAACAGTTTTATTTGACAATTCACTGTTTGTTGTGTTATAATATATACAGTGGAAAACGAAAGTGTCTAATAAAAATCACACACCTGTTGGATTATGTTACACAAAATTTCTCGTTTTTACCATGGTTTTTAGCATCAAAAATAAGTGGCAAAATTTGACGTAAAAACAGCTCAAAACAGGCAAAATTTACACAAAAACAGCTCGAAAACATCGTTTTTTACACAAAAAAGGTTCGAAAACAGGTGTGTGATTTTAGACACAATTATTACAATTTGGTTACAATATTTTTGGGGATGTGATTACTAAATTTTCTTGTTTGGTGTATCTATTTCCTACTGAGTTGGTAGGAATGCCAGAATATGGCAAAAGTGATGTTTTTGTCACTTGATAAAATCCGCATTTTATTGTAAAATATGAGTATAAATCGTGGGCGGTAACTCTGCCCACATTTTGTTCCCGTGATGGAATTGGCAGACATATGCGGCTAAGAACCGTAGTTTTGTGGGTTCAAATCCCACCGGGAACACCATCTTGTAAATATTCGTAAGCTGAGGGTGTGAACAATGGGTAGAAAATATGGAATGTTAGATATTGATAAAAAATATAACGGGTTGTCGCGTGAGTATAGTGAGCAGACAGGCTGTTTATTGGAAGAAATTTTTGATACATATATCGCAGATGGATACAAAATCTGCGTTGATATGGATAGTGATACAGTAGATATACATCAATATCATGGACATTTCGGGAATAATTTTGAATCCGCTTTTGCCAACGACGAAGATGGCGAAGATGGTTTTGAGTGGTGTTTATATGATTTTCAAATTATTAGCACAAAACCATTCATTTTCATAGCCGATAGGATGAAGTTTATACCATATTTGGAGAGGGTAAAATGAATCTAGTAGTAGGGCGCAGATATACATTTGATTACATTGTAAGAGAATATTGTAGGGCAAATAGGATGGCAATGTCTGATTTGCGTTTTGAGTTTTATTATAAAGACACTGACCATCCAGAATTTGACGCGAAACCATTTGGTTCAATAATAAACGACAAACAATTCTTTTCAAAAATAACTTCTAGATACGACCGTAGAGGCTTTTGGGCCATCGGCCATCCAAGTCTTATAAGTTTAGAACCGCTTACCATCGGACAAGATGGTATAACATTTGCTGGTTACTTTGTAAAACGTCATAGTAGAATCAAAAATGCGCCAAAATAATGGCGCAAACTTGTGCCAATAGCATAATCGGATGATGCAACTGCCTTCTAAGCAGTAGAGTGGGGGTTCGAGTCCCTCTTGGCACGCCATTTAGGATTATGGGACGTAGGCTTAGAAGCAGCCATCGTTTAAAGAGTGATGATATTCCGCATGTGACCATGGCAAGTTCATGCGCGCTAACTGCCAGAACCGACAGGGAGAGCCGAGTTGGGAAAAAGCGCATCTTAAGCCGGATAGTCAAGAACCGCGTACCGATAAGCCAGTTAAATAAGGTACAACGGAGAAGCGATGAATCTGGTACAGGGATGGTTGCAAGGGCGGGGCTGGACATAAATGACCAATATTTCTTCGGCGTAACAGCACACCATAATCTTAAATTTTTATGCGGGTGTGGTGAAATTGGCAGACACAAGAGGTTTAAGCCCTCTTGATGGAAACGTCGTGCGGGTTCAAATCCCGCCACCCGCACCATTTTAAGGAGTGATTTATATGTCGGTATTATTTTGTGGTAAAAAAGACGAATATTATGGTTCAGAATTTGCTGATTTAATAGAGAAATATAATGATTTAAACAAAATCCTTTTGGATGATGTTGACAAGAAGAATTATGGAGAGTATAATTGTCATTTGGACAAAGATGAAAGCAGATTTGTAGTTACAAAGCCCATAGATAAAGAGAGAAGTATGCCTATATGGTATCTCCATACTGTTCATATAAAGAATAAAGAACCTCTAACGATTTCATGTGACGGACGTGCTTTTGTGATGTATACTGCTCCGTCAAAATCAAAGGGAATTTGACAAAGCTGATACATTGTGGTATAATATAGGTATGCATCAGTAGCTCAATTGGTAGGGCACCTGCCCTCCAAGCAGGATATTGCGGGTTCAAGTCCCGTCTGATGCTCCACACTCAACGTAGCACAGCCGTAAAGCATTTGGGGTAGATGCCATCGTCGAACGAGGTTCGAGTCCTCGTGGGGTTGTGTGGTTGTTGAGTAAAGACGAAAAGGATGTTCAAATATTAGGCTTAGTCTTATTCTAAGCCTATTTCTGTTTCGTTGTATAAAAACGAGGAGGGCAAATATAACAAAAGAAATAGGACGGTAATGCGATGAAAGAATTTATTTGCCCTGTATGTGGGTATCATACCCAAGGAACCGAAAGAAATGAAGAAGTTTTAAACGTTATGAATCTCATTGGAGCAGTTGCTGGCGGCCCAGAGTATAAAGCATACTGCGAAAACTGTGGCAACACTTTTCCTATTGTAGACGACATCTATGAGATTGTAGAAATCACAAATGTAGACGGCACAGCGAAAACAGATGAAAGAGCATTGGCAAGAATTGGACGCAAAGTAATTATCGGTGAGCTGGAAGTTGGAAAACGAGCTGTTTTGCCATATGTGCCAGAATATACTAGGTTTTTATATACGTCTACTGTTACTGAAATTGTTTCAACGGCTGATGGATGGTATATCATTGTTACAACACTGAATAGTGTGTATAAATTGAAGTGTGTTGAGACAGTCAAAAATGTTTGACAAGTTCTTGGTTTTGTGATATAATAGATTCATCAAGTCAAGGACGGTAAACATGTATGAATGAACGATTCCTCGATTGTCTGGTAAATGGAGATTGTTTCAAAGTTTTGCCAGACATTGAGGATTGTAGCATTGATTTGATTCTTACTGACCCGCCTTACAATACAACAAATTGTGAGTGGGAGTGCGAAATTGATATTGACGGTTTATTCACACATTACAAAAGGATTATAAAAGATAATGGCACAATAGTCATGTTTGGAAACAATCCTTTCTCCGCAAATGTAATTGTGAGGAACCAAGATATTTATAGGTATAGTTGCGTTTGGGTAAAACCGAACGCAACATCGCCTAACCTAGCTAAAACTCAACCTATGCGTAGGTATGAGGACATCATGGTCTTTTATAAGAAGAAGAACATCTACAATCCTGTAATGTCTGAGGGTAAACCATACGTTTGGAAAAGCAAGCGTAGTGGCGGAGAAGCTACACAAATAGCTTATAAACAGGACAAAGAAATCATAAACACAGGGCAACGTTATCCAACAAATGTGTTTGAGTTTAAACAAGAGAGAGGACTTCATCCAACACAGAAACCAGTGGCATTATTTGAGTATATAATTAAGTTGTACACAAATCCAGAAATGGTTGTATTAGATACATTTATGGGGAGTGGTACAACACCAGTAGCTTGTCTAAATACTAATAGGCATTTTATTGGCATTGAGATGGATAATACTATTTATTCTATCGCTGATAATCGTGTAGCTGAACATGCGAAATTGTTTGACACGGTAGAGTAGATTGTGTTATAATATATGTGGTGAGAAACTTATTGGAGGTCAAAAAATGGATTTAAGACTCGTAGGAGAATGGGACGGTGCACCGGAAAAATATGACCGATTCTCTGAAAAACTCTTAGAGCCAGTGTGTCGTGAGTTCTTCAAGGACGATACGTTGGTTGTGCTTTACAACCATCATCTTCCTGAGATGGAAGTCACGGACGAAACGCTCGAAGTGTGTTTCAGGGATTTTATTTCGGCCAATGTGGATGAAAACCGAAACAAGGTGTTTATCGTCAACTGGGGCTGGCATCACAGGAATGATGGAGGCGCTAACATTCGTTCCTACATGGACGCATTGCGTCTGTGTAATAGCGATGCCGTCGCATTCTCTGGAAAGGATTTGAAACCCAACGAGTATGCGTTCAAAAACAAGAACGGTATTACGTTGGCAACATGGAGAATCACAGACAAGGGTTATTCAGTTCTGTATTTTCTGTGGGATGCTTTCCATGTAACTTCAGATTCAGCTGTTTCTGAATGGAAAAAGGAAATTCTTCCGTTCGCCATCAACCAGTTCGCGGCAGGAGTTTTCCTCGAAAAGTATGGTGAAATGGTGTTAGAGGGCAAACAGGATAAACGTCTTGTTGGCAGAACGTTTACTTCAATTTCTGACAAGGCGCGACAGGTTGTTGGAAAAGATGGAGAAAAAGCAGTCATTGAGGAAATGATTGACAAAGCTCCTGTAAAAGAAATTACGTTGTTCTTGAATCAGGTTGCCAACTGTAAGAACACTCAAAACGCACGGCGTAGCAGTAAGGTAATCTTTGTGACAAAAGAGCAGGTAAGAAAGTGGCTTCTGCCTTGGGCAGAAAAGAAGTGGCCGTATTATGTTATGTTCGGCCATCAGTTCTCAATTTCTCACGATATACACATCGCTCTGCGTCCCGATAAGGATGAAGTTCTTATCCAATCTATGCTTGGTGACTTCAAGCGCAAGTTCATCAAGTATGCTCCGATTCTCGACATGTTCAGCACGCAAGAGTTTTTGAGTAACACTGTCCGTTCGCACGACCAGCTTACAAAGTATAGGCCGGTAAAGAGCGGAGAGAAACTATCTAGGTATCTTTCCAGTTTCTTCGATGATAAAGAGTTTGATGTTGAACTTTCAAAGTTCATCCAGAATAAAGAAGTTCATTCTGTCGCTCATATCAGCATCAACCCCATGGACTTTATGACTGCCAGTGTAACAAAACACGATTGGCACTCTTGTCATGCTCTGCATGATGGAGAATACGCTCTTGGAAGTCTGAGTTATATGTTCGACGAGGGAAGTTTGATTGCGTTCATGGCGTCTGACCGTGAATACACATACGACCTCGATGGTAAGGGTAAACCGTTCGCTTGGAATAGTAAATCTTGGCGTCAGATGGTGTATGGTTCTATCAAGGATAACATGTTCATCTTTAGCCGAGAATATCCTCAGCATTATCAGAACGACGCAATTACAACTGAGGTTCGCACGATGCTTGAGCATACTATTGCTGAGTTCTGTGATATTCCGAGCGTTTGGGTGAAGAAGAACAACGGCGCAAAGAACAGCATGGGGACTATCTATACGAATGCTAAGAATGCGAAGCATTACGATGATATCCCGAGAAATCAGACGGTTCTGATTCGTCACAAGATGAATATGGACATTTCTGGGCCTATCGTAATTGGCTCCTGCCCAGCATGTCCGATTTCTGGAAAGCTCCTTACAAATTCCAATAGAGTCGTTTTCGATTCTTCGGTTTTGTAAGACTTAGATAGGAGTTCAATATGAAAATTTTATCTGGCGCAAGCCACCCAGCAGTTTATGTAGACGATACCGTTTTCGATAAGTTGTCGAAATATGCTTTGGCACTTACACAGAGAGCAACTATCGTTTGCGATTGTATCGTGGATGATGTTGCGGGTACAGTTCAAGTTATCGAGGCAAATATTGTCGAACAGACAGTGGATTACCTCAAAAACTCCTCGAAGTATGAGGAAATCAATCAGTATATCGGATACCGTGAGGATAAAAACTACGGTACGATATTTGCTCAGTGTATGATTCGCAATACATTGGGCGCGACACATGATGCTTTCGAAGAAAAGGACTTTACATACTTTGAAAAGTTGTGTGAAGTTACAGACTGGTTGTTGGTTGGTGAAATCACAAAACCGTCTGATGGAAGCGAAGCGTCGTTGCATCTTTGGTACATGGATTTGGAAAACAGAATCGCATATGGGTATTCTGACCCCGGCATAAAATCCGTAGACGGATTTGACGGGCAATGGAAACGTAGTTCTTATGGTTATTACGACCAGAAAGAAATTGAGTCTGAGGTTAAACGATTTTGTAAAACCAAAACATCGACATACGGCGGCACGACGTACTACGGTACAAGTGGTTATTCGTCGCATAGTTATTCGACTCCGGCAACTCCTCCGGCCAAAAGCAAGCTCAACAAAGACGACCCCGACATTTCCAAAATCGTTTAAGAGAGGGAAATGATATGGGTAAGAAGAATTTTGAAGCATATTATGGCCCCGAAAAGGAAATTTTGAGCATGAAAATGGCGGCTTTTCTGCTCTTGAACGGGTGTAAGCTGAACCATACTCGAAAAGACCTCGTAAAGCCACATCGTTTCATTTACTTCTTCACCAAAACTCCACAACTTGATATGCTTATGAGCAAATACACCGAATATCGAGACGCACTCGGTGAAATCAAGAACGATACTTTCGAGAAGTATATTCGTGGCGTTGACTTTGGCGTAGAAGAAATGGCCGCAGGAGATAAAGGAGAGCAAAAATGAAAGGTTTTAACTTCGATGGGTATAGGCTCATTGTAGAATGTCGTGAAAGCGACCTCGTTGAATATCTTGGACGTCAGATTCCAAAGATTTATGGCGAAGATAACTGTATTGTAACACAGGACTATATTTTCGCAAAAGGCACAGTTCCCGTTATTCTGTGTGCTCACATGGACACAGTATTCAACAGACCGCCCGAAACTGTTCTGTACGACCCAAAGCAGGAGCTTATTTGGTCGCCAGAGGGTATTGGCGGAGATGATAGGAATGGTATTTATACTATTCTGAAAATCATTTCTGGACGTGAAAAAGATAAACTTCCGTCTGTGTTGTTTACGACACAGGAAGAAAAAGGTTGTATTGGTGCAAGAAAAGCGGCGAAACCTTTAAAAGCAAAGGTTGGAGAAATCAATTTCGCAATCCAAATCGACAGACAGGGTTCTACTGATGCGGTTTTCTATCAGTGTAAGAACCGTGAGTTCATCGACTATATCTGCTCGTTTGGATACAAAGAAACCCCGGGTTCTCGGACTGATATTTGCGAAATTTGTCCAGAATGGGACATTGCTGGCGTGAATTTCTCTTGTGGATATATCCATAACCATACTGATAAAGAGATTGTAAACGTCAAAGATATGTTCCAGACAATCAACATGATTGAAAAAATTCTGGACGACGAGGGTAATAAGAAACATTTCCCTTTCGTGGTAAAATCTGCCACAAAAACAAAAGAAGAAAAGGGCGTCGGCGCAAAAAGTAACGTGTCGAAGCTCCTCACAGACGATGAAGATTCGGATTCGTTTCCTGATGGTACGTTTCCTGATACTCCTAATACGGATGATGCTCTGCTGATTGCCATGTTTGGAGATAAAAAATAACATCGTTTTTATTTAAATACCGTAGGAACTACGGGAATTAACGCCTATGGAGATTAAGTAAGACTTAGAAATAAGCAGAGTCGATGAAGTAGGAATCCACGAAGTCTTTAGATTCGTGGTAGTTCACTTGACAAGTTTCCCGACATTATGGTATAATATATGTAGTGGATGGGGAAACACAAATTAGTGTCCGTTATATTCACATAAATTTTATTAAACAAGGAGACAAACATTTATGGCAAAGACGATTAAGACGAACAACGACCTCAAGGTGGCTATGATTCTGACCGTCAAGAACGGCGACAAGTATGTTGTCGTGGCAGACGATAACGGCCATCACGACGTTATCAATCTTATGAACGGCAAGTCCAACGGCATCGAAGTTGGTACGGACAAGATTGCCGTGTGCGGCGGCACCAAGGGTAGCCGTGACGTTGTAAAGATTGAGGAGTTTGAGGCTGTTCCCACCCGTAACCGCCTGTCCGAAGCTCTCAAGTACATGACGGGACGTTGCTTCACCGAGTATCTTTCTACGGTTTGGGTTGCCGAGGACCCGCGTCTGACTGCCGCAAAGGCAAAGGCCGCAGAAGCCGAAAAGGCTCTGGCGGCGGCACGCGCAGAAATCGCACGTTATAGCTAATCGAAGCTATAACCGAATCACAAGCTGGGGCGGAATCTCCGCCCCAGCTTCAATTTTTGATAATAATAAAGGGGGCGTTCTTATGAACCTCATACTGTTTAGCAGTTTCTTTGAGGATAAAAAAGTACATGATTTCATCTTGGAAAAGTCTAAAAATCGTGACCCTAAAATTTGTGTAATTCCATCATTTACAAATTTTTATGGTGTCACATCCACAGGAGAATATCGCGCTCTTGTGAAAATGGGATTCAATCACGAAAACATGTCTATGTTTGACGTTGGCTATTTATGGGATGAAACAAAAGTTGATTCACTGATGGAAAACGACGTTATCATCCTTGGTGGTGGCAATACATTCCTTTTTCAGTGGCTGTTGCGCACACATGATATGCTCAATATATTGAACAGGTTTGTGTCTAATGGCGGTATTCTTATCGGCGAAAGTGCTGGCAGTATTATGATGTCTAAAACCGTTGAAATTGCGCGGTTTGCTGACCAAGACATCGTAGGCTCTAGCAATACCGATGGAATTGGCCTTGTAGACTTTAACATGAAGCCGCACTTTGGTTCATGGATTAAGAACCTAGGAGATTTTGTCGATTGGAGCCACATGCATGACGGAGATTTATATTGCCTGTTTGATGGTGGATATATTATCGTTGACGATGAAGAAATCACGCCATATGGTGATTATATCCGATTTAACAACGGTAAAGTAAAAGACTTTTGTCTGAGAGGGCACTATGACTACTAAGTATGGCGTAGGCCAAGTCTATGACGGGATGGTTCAAATTGAGTTTATTATGCCTAATGAAGATTGGGCAAATGAACTTTGTCTTGTACTTAATAGGTTGTACTTTGGAGATGAACAATTTGCAATCTATATGGAACAAGATAATCCGCTCGAATATTTTTATAATGACGACGGATATGCTGTATGGCCAATCGACTGTTATGACGAAAAAGACGATACAAAAGAATCGGCTATTTCGAGCATAGTAGACGCGCTTATGGAGGATGGTTATTTTGACAAAGGATAAATATTCTTTGGGTTCAAGAGAGAAATTCGTTGAAGCATTTAATGCCTCTAAAGACTGGCAGAAGTGTGATGCTATTGCTAATAGAGGATATATTGAAAAAGATAATGTTCTCTATTTCTATCTCAAAGGCAAAGAGCGCACAAAGATAAACTATGAAGAATATTGTATTATGTCGCATTTGACAAAACAATCATAAATGTGATATAATATAAGTATACTAAGAGAAGGGCAGGATTGATGATATTGTATAAATGGCAGTTGCCCGGCGCATTGCGTAGTGGCATGGTTTTGACTGTAAAAACTATTGATGAACTTACGAAAGAGTTCGGTAGTTTAGATGGAGTGCCCGGTGGTTTTACCACAGCGATGCGCATATATTGTGGACACAAATTTCGTGTAACACCAGAAGTAAAAGATAAAATCGTAAAAACAAACGATGGTATCTCAATTCATCTTTTCCAAAAAGACGGGTTTGGTTTTTCTGCGGCAATGTTGAAACCAAATAAAAAAGAGCTGTGCGAACGTGTGGAGGACACCATTGTTATTAATGGTGTCGGGGATTTTGACAAAGCAATTATTGAAGAAATGCTGTCAAAAGTTGATTTTGACATGGCAAGAAAAATGATTGCTCATGGTACATGGGAGAATGCTTCGCCAGAGGAAATCCCAATGGACTATGTAAAAAAGCTGTTGACGAATTGGGCAATCAACAAGAAATGGCTTTATCTCTTAATGGGGCGCAATCTGTCAGTTAAGAAAACATTCCAAGTCAACAAAACAGAACGTGAAATGGAGGCTTTGATTGATAATTTTGTCAGTGAGTTTCCAGTATATGGATTTCATGTAAGACAGTTTTCGACTAGGGAAATTCTTGATAACAAGATTTATAGAGTTCCCCGCCTTTACTCTAAGTATTGTGATATATGTCGAACCGGAATGAAAGTATCAAAGTTCTTTTCACAGCTCTTGAATGACGATATGTTTGATATCGCTTTGTCTAAAATCATGCAGAACACCAAGATTGATGCTGTTATTGAAATTTCCATTGACCCAATGGACTATTTTACAATGTCAATCACAAAACACAAATGGGTGTCATGTTTTGATATTGGGAAAGGTAGTTTTTCAAACTGCGCATTTTCTATAATGCAAGATGCCTTTACAGCGATTGCGTTTAAACATAACGACAAAAAACATGATTATACGCTTAAGGTTAGGGGCGGTAATTTTCAATTTCAATGGAACAGCAAACAGTGTCGTAGCGCTGTTTGTTTCGACGAAGCCAGTAAGAGCATTATGGGCTTTAGAGGACAGGGTAGTCCCGATAGCTCATATTATGATGCTGTCGATGCCGTAGCAAAGGAAATTATAGGTGGTACTGATGTTGAGTATACCAAAATCGACAGATATTCAAGCACTTACTATCAAAACAATTCTTGGCACTATACGCCGAAAGAGTCAAGATATGGCCATGTACACGACGATGCTCAACATATTCTTATTCCAAACGACGTTGACAGAGATACTATTGAAATCAAAATGGGAGTGCCTGAGCTTAAAAATCCTTTGAACGGGAGCGTTATACATCGAAGTTCAAAGTTGTGGTGAGAAATATGTCTTATGACGAGTTTAAATTGCTGTTAGACGATATAACATTTAGAGAAACGCACGAGTTTGATGCGTTTCCAATTGATTCTGACGGATGTGTTTTGTATAATATTGGCGTGCATACGACTATGTTTCTTGATAGTGGCGAACTATTAGTACCTAAAATTAGGAACTGGATTGATATAAGTAACGCCGAAATAAAAGAGAATAAAGATAAAATAATTGTTGAGACTTATGATTGGATTTTTGAGTTTTATAAGGCTCGTAAGCGCCCGCCTAAAGATGGCAAAGTGAAAGGTGTTTTTTCGGGACTTGGGGACACGTCTCCTTTTACTGTTGATACATCAGTCATAACAGGAGGACTATCGTCTAGTCCATATCTAACATATATTTCTTCTTTGCGTAGCACAGGAATACTGTACCATGTTGATACAATAACCACAACTGGCACCACTTTAAACGTGCGAATAGATAGCAATGGAAGAATCATATTTGTATAGAAAGGAGAACAAAATGAGAGTATTTTTGACGTCTGATTTACACTTTGGGCACAAAAACATCATCGAATATGAGAAGCGTCCGTTTAGGAATATCGAAGATATGAACGCTGGTATCATCAAAAACTGGAACAAGGTTGTTTCAAATGATGATATGGTATTCTGCCTTGGAGATGTTTCTTTTGGCGGCGCAGAAATGACCAAAGAGTGTGTAAGTCAATTACATGGAAAGAAAATCCTTATCATGGGCAACCATGACAGAGGACGCTCTATTTCGTGGTGGATGGATAAAGGATTCGACGAAGTGTACCGTTATCCCATCATGTATAATGGATTCCTTATCCTTGGACATGAACCGCCCGATTATATGAGCGACGCTACACCATACTATTTTGCTTATGGACACGTCCATGGTAGTGAAATGTATAAGACGCTTACAAAGAGAAGTGTCTGTGTATGCGTTGAGCGTTGGGGGATGGCCCCGGTGGAGTTGAGCAGAATCGAGGAGCTTTGGAAAGTCTATTACTAAACCCCCGGTTCTGCTTGACAGAACCACATAATAGTGATATAATATAAACATGATAAGGGAGTGATTACTAAATGTTCCAAGATGGAATTTATCAAGGCACATATCTCCCGCATTTTATTTGTGATAAAACCATGGAAATGATTGGCGAAAAGAATCGTCAAATATTTCATTCTAGACACTGTTCTGAAAAAATAGTAGAAAACTATTTGGAACACAAGAATTGTTTTAAACGCAGATATAATTTGACTGACATCGACAAAGAACTGTTGCTTTGCGGCGAAATAGTTCGTGTCGAAGTAAGACAGGGGAGAATAGATAAGGCGGTTCTTAGAGTTCCTTATGGTGATACTAAAAACCTAATCGTTGTTATAGGGTTTAATCATCCAAGATATAGATATCCATGTATTTATGTCATTACAGCATGGGTAAATATAAAACCCGAATACAGTGTATTCAGGAAAAAGGGAAGTTCTAAAGATGGGAAGAAAAGAAGTAAGGGAGTTTGAAAAATCAAAAGTTGTCCCATATCGAGAGGTTCTGCCGTATTCAGTAGCAAAAGTTGAGTTCGGTGAAAAGGGCAATTTTGTTCGTGTTATCCTTCGCGGATTCTCTAGGCAGTCAAACGGAGACTTGTGTATTCTATATTCATGGCCGACCACTCCACGCAAAATCGAAAAGATGTATTCGATTGGTGGAAGTATGGATGAAGAAGTAGAAGTCATTGGTGTTTACGCATAGAAAAACATGTATTTTTATTTGACACATATCACGTTGAAGTGATATAATATAGATACTGAGGAACACCAAATAAAACATCGTTTTTATTTGACAGCGTTTGGTTTAGTATGTTATAATAATAACACTGGAACAGGGAAGCAAATCAAAAATAAATTTCTCACCTTTTATGCTAACTTGTTTCAGTGTTTCAAACTCCATAGGATTGACGGCAACTCCACTATACACGATTGAGCATAGCGGACGGGCGAACAATAGCATCGTGAACGCGGTGGATTCTATGGAGTTTTATATGGCAGGTTCGACTAGCGGTCTAGGTCGCCGCCCTCTCAAGGCGGAAACATGTGTCCGAATCACATACCTGTCACCAATATGGCCTCTTGGACAAGGGAAAGTCGTCTATCTCTCCGATAGAAAGCGGTGGTTCGCATACCACCAGAGGTCACCATTTATGGTTGCTTGGACAAGGGAAAGTCGCCCGCTTCTCAGGCGGGAGGCGGTGGCTCGTATGCCACCAGCAATCACCATTTACCCATTACACAAAGTGCACTGTGTAAAATCCTTACCATTCACGCAAGTGGGTCGGCTGTTCGGCGTTTTCCAACTGAGCAGTAGTGGTGGGTTGAGTGAGACTGGAAAACTCACAAGAGGCTTGGTTGTTTGTTTCCGGCCCAGCACAAAAAAAAGGAAGAAACTTGTAGCCCGGAAGTTTGGTGGGGAAGTTCCTCACGTTTTCACAGGGCATTTGAACACAAACGGTGCAGTCGCTCTGCGCTGGATACATGGATGCCTTTTGCCAGCGTCTAATAAACGCTGGCTTGGCATGGCCCCGTAGACGAATCGGATAAAGTCACAGCCCTTTCAAGGCTGAATTTGCGGGTTCAATCCCCGCCGGGGTCACCAGTTGGGCATAATTTTTCCTCTTAATTTTCCCCTTATCTTTGGGGTGGGAATACTCGCCCCATTGTGTTGGTGTAGCGCATAGGAAGCGCACTCACTATTAACGCGAGTTGACTGGGTTCGAGTCCCAGCACCGACACCATTATGAAAATTTTACAAATTCGTTAAAGGAGAGCAATAATTATGGTACTGAAAGAAGCATTTCACGCACAGAACGTACTTACCAAGTGGCTTACAGACGTTGAGCGTCGTATGGCTATGACCGACCTCTTTGTGAAAACCAAAGAGAAACATCTGAAATCCAAGGCATATTCAGAAGCAGAGGACGAAGAAATCGAAGTCCTGTGCGTCAAAGAGAGCTATCGTTTGCTCAAAGCTGATGGCTCTGCAGTTTCGGCGTCTGAGCTTCTTGGATTCGCGCTTCAGCTCGTGGATGAAAAATGCCGCCTTTCTGACGCAATTCGAGATGCTAAACGCACTATCCCGTTCGATTTGGACAACGCCATTAATATGGCAAACGTCAAACGTTCTCTTTCTGAGCATGTGGCCAACATCGCCTCAATCAAATCCTTTGCTACAAAAGCAGAGGGGATTGGCTATAAAATGGACAATGACGGTAAACAAACGTCCTATCGTTATCCCATAGAATGTGTAAAAACCATCGACTTTGACCGCAACTACTTCCGCAAAGTTCAGCGTACCCTTATTACGGAAGCAAATTCCACATCCAATTATGTGGACAAGGCGATGGTAACAACGGATGTAACCTATGAGTCGATTTTCGACTTTGATGGTTCTCTTTCTGATGCGGTAGAGACTTACTTTTCAACCGCTATGGGCGCTGAGAAGTAACTCCCGCCACAGGGCTAACCGCCCTGTTTAAAAGCAAATTGGGATATGAGTAAACCGGTTCAGACGCAGATGAACTATGAGGCTGCGTAAAAATTTTGCTCTTTGAGCGAAAATCTTATTAAAAGTTTGACTGATAATCAAATTGTGATGATAGTTTTGTGTTGACTTTACTAACACTTCTAGGCAAGCAAAAGTTTCGAGCATCGTTACATCACGACTTCGATTATTCATCATCGTGTTATCTCATACTTCAATACAACCACCAGACATTTCGCCAGTTTTTTATAATGTATTGGAATTACATTTCTTAGAAGAATTTCTGGTTTTGAATAATATATTAGCGATGAACACGCAAGTGGAATTTGCGAAGTATGTTAGGATAAACAAATTGGCTGAAATTATTTCAATTTGCTTTTAAACAAGGCGGCTAGTCAAGAGTTTAACAAAGGGGTTCAAAGAATGAGTAAGTTAGATGGAAAATTCAATGTAGGACAAACATACACCTATAAAGATGTATACCGTTTATTCCCAAAAGCATATTGTGATATACACCTTATTGGTGGAGAATGCTTTTACAATCAAAAAATGAATCAAGATATTTGTGATATCTATATTGGAGAAAAACAGTTTTGCCCGTTTAGAATGAAATACAAGGGGAATGGGTTGTTTATCTCTACAAGTTCCGGGAATGAGTTTGTATTCTATTTGACAGACTGTTGATAATATGATATAATATAGACAATGAAAACGACGCGGTGTGAAAGTAAGGGAAACGGCTGGGTTCATACCCCATGCCTTTCGAGTTCGAGTCTCGACACCGCAACCAACCGCCATTTGCTTGCGGTAGATTTGGCCAATCTCAAAATGGCTCTAGTTTCAGAGGTCTAGCCTATTATTATTAAAATCTCTGACAGGTTATACGAGGGTTTGGGTGGGGCGCAATATTGGGAGCGCAAAGGAGCCATAGCTTTTCCCCTGATGGCGTGTAGTATAACTTTGTGTGTTGATGTAGCTCAGTCTGGTAGAGCAGTCGAGCGATTAAACGACAGGCCGTTGGTTCAAATCCATCCATCAACATCAACCTCTGCAAAGAGGTAAACCCCTTTCTTTCTCTTTTCTTTGTCCCAAAAATCCGCCGACTAAGGATTCTTATGCGTTACCCTCTCGCATAAGTTATGCCAAATTGGGCATGAAGTCGGCAATTATTTTGTGAAATTTTTGTAAAACCTGTCGTTATGGCGTTGACAAAATGACGATTTTATGTTATAATATAAACATCAAAATTTAATATTTCTGTACTGTTACATGTCACTTAGGTATCTCCTTTATGTATCAGCTTTTCCATGATGATTGCGTACAATTTCATTACCAATGATATATTCTTCGCAGAACTTCTTTTGTTGTGAAATTCGACAAATTTCATTCTAAGCACTCCTAAGTGGCATGTAACAGTATAGAGTGGAAGGAGGAATCAGTAGAATGAGAAAACTTTCGTTTATCGAGAGTCTTGCTCTGGCGTTACGAAGCGCGGTTGAAGCAACTGGCATGAGCGATGTGCGCTATGACCGGATGAACATGGGGCGATAAGCCCCAAAATTTGGGAACTTAGCTCAGTTGGTTAGAGCGGCGACCTTATTTAACTAGCTTAGATATGCTTACAACAAAAGCAAAGGGCGCTCAGACGGAATTAGAATGTATTACATATCTTCATGGATTAGGATATAACATTAGTATCCCGTGGGGCGATAATGCGAGGTATGATTTCATATTGGATGTAAAACATAAGCTATATAAAATTCAATGTAAAACTTCTTTAAAGAAAGAAGAAGGAATTTATAAATTCCAATGCAAAAGCACCCGTATCAATTCGCAAGGAAATTATACAACATTTTATACAAAAGATGATATAGATTTTTTCTGTACATTCATTGAAAGTAAATGTTATTTAATTCCTATCGAAGAAACATCAAAGCGAGAAAAGGTGATGCGTTTTATACCTCCAAAAAACAATCAACATAAAAAAGTTACATTCGCAAATGAATATCTTGCAGATACTCAAATTCAAAAGCTAATTGAGGAGCAACGTTAAATAGGCCCGCTCTACTATAATGTTTAACATGAATATATGCGCCCAAGGTGATGTGGTTCGTTGCACCTGGCTTATATCCAGCGATTCGAGGTTCGATTCCTTGTGGGCGTACCACCAGAATCTTTCTGGCATTGTTTGTTATTCTTTCTCCTAAAAACATAGCCACGATGTTCCCTCTTCCTCCTGAGAGGGTTTTGTAGTGGCACGATTCTTAAATTAGGTGGTGTAAAGCATGAGATACATATACAAGTTTAACCCTTTAAAAGAACCCGTTATCAAAGGCCCAATCGAAAAGGTATTGAGCCTCAAGAAACAAAACGAAACCACTGTTGTGTATTGTTTAATGCGTGATACGATGCCAAGAAGTCGCACTGTTACGTTTCGCCCGATTGAAACCGGAGCTTACATAAAAGATGAAAGCCTTGGCGGATATACATTTCTTGACACCATTATGTACTATGATGATTCGTATGTGCTTCACTGGTTCTACAAAATCGAATAATATGCTGTGCTTGCCAATGGTTGGCAACTAGACTTGAAATCTAGGATACGTCTGAAAGGACGGGGGTTCAATTCCTCAGCACAGCGCCAAGTACACCAAAACCAAGCGAACAATTTTAGACAAAGTGTCATTTTGGTTCCTTTTATTCCGTATCAGTTTTTATGTTCGCAAAAGTCCCCAAGTTTTTGGTCTTGGGGTATAAATGCAGATATACTCAAGTCTGGTTAAGAGGACGGTTTGCTAAACCGTTAGGGGCATATTGTCCGCGTGGGTTCAAATCCTACTATCTGCGCCATTTCAAAATCACACATGAATAGTTATCTTTTTATGTGTGAAACATCGGGGTATAGCGCAGTTGGTAGCGCGCCTGCTTTGGGAGCAGGATGCCGGGAGTTCAAGTCTCTCTACTCCGACCACCTGATTTCCGCTTGATTCGCTTGAATCTCTTTTTTAGAACGGCAAATCAGAATGTCCACTATCTACACAAAAAGAGTTATGGATACTAATTCCATGGCTCTTTTTGTGTATTTATACGCATTTGATTTGACACATGATATGTTTTCGTGGTATAATATATACAATGAAAGGGGATGTAGTGTCGATGGAAACAAAAACATTGTACTATGCGCACACAGACAAGAAAGCATATCAGAATCTTATAAAAGAAATTATCACTCGTGGCAAAATTGCGTCTAAAGACGAAAGAGAGTATTATTATTACTTCTTTTATGAAACTGATTTTGGTGCGTTTAGACTATTAGTTGATAAGAGCAACCATATAGCATATACTGTAACAGCTTTTGTTAATACATGGAACAACATCTTCGCTTCTGGAGTGGTAAAATGAATCCTAATTTCGCAATATCAGTATTGACGGTTAAAGGACAATTTGTAATAGGTAATTCTCGTGGTGAGAATGCTTTGATAGCACTAGCCAAATTTCTTCATCGTGCTGGAATAGACGTAGATGATTTCATCGAAATCCAAATAGCAGAACGATTTGAAGATGGCAGACTTTCAAGTCGAATGTTAAGTCTCAGTTATACAGGGAAGTCCAAAACGTTTCCGACGATAGAAGAAATATTCAATAAGTGAGGGACAATATGGTACACAATGGCAAAAACGTAGAACTTGTAATTACAAGTGGTAAACTTTACGCATATGACAAGTCTAAAAAATATTCTGTTTCTTTGCCGAAAGGTACACAGATTTATATGCGACAAAAGTTCGATTGGCTCAAGTATTTGAAAAAATACAATGAGCTTAGAATAAAACACGAAAGAGAATGGACAATTTCACAAATTGAGATGATTTCTGTCGCATTGGCATGTGAAAAATATCCGTGGGGATTCAAGTTAAAAGAAAACGGATATAAAATCAAATACAACGAAAAGGATGAAGAATATCATATCAATATGATTGTGGAGGTAATGTGATGTACGATTTCAGAAATGTCTATGGACATATAGAGGTATATTATAACGGGAAATTTGTTTTCTCAGCCGATACAATTGAGGAAGCGCAAAGGGAGTTGCAAGGACTTTGATTCTGACAAAAGATTTAGCGAACATCATCAAAATCATAATCAATGAATATGATATTGATACATCATATGACGAAGAACCATACTATGGAGGATTTTTATACGACATCAGTTCACGCAATTTTATTATTGCCGACAGAAAGATACGACATTGTAAAAGCCCAGAATTTAGTATAGATGAACTAATGGCACATCGTCTAGAGTTTATAGACCGCAAAGTAGTTACTATTAAAGGCAGAGGATGGGGAATAACCGATTATGTTGTCTTTTATCCAAGCCATAGGCAACCTCATGTGTATCAGGAAGATGGTAAGAAAAAGGGTTATTATGAGCAATGGGTTAAAAAAATAAACGAGGTGTTGATTTGAAGGTGTTGATTTGAGTGGATATAAGAATATTTTCCAGAGCAAACTTGCTGACATATTTGCTTCAACATGACATTAAAGAGCCGTTTTTAATTCTGTCAATAGTAACTCCTCTCGACAGAAAACCATTCTTTAAAAACCCACACGCAATTATAGTTACTGAATTCTTCTATGATGAAGAAAACGTCATGGGAATGTCAGAAGAACATGCAAAGCATTTTGCTGACGCTGTGAAATATAACAAAGATAAAGTAGAACATATATTTGTCCATTGTGATGCAGGAATTTCTCGTAGTGCGGGTGTTGCCGCCGCAACGATGAAATATCTAAACGGTGACGATTGGCCTATATGGAACAACTATATGTATGCTCCTAATACGCGCTGTTATAGGCTAATGATGAACGAGTATTTCGGTGCTTTTGACGTAGACGAAGCATATGACAAATACGTCAAAAACATGGAGATATACAAAGAAAAATTCAAGTATGATTTTGAGTAAGAAAGGTGAGCAAAATGGAAATTTGTACAAAACTTGAAAAAGGTGACTTCGCCCGGTTCGCTATTGATGGGAACTTTGCTAAAACCACATGGGGCATCGTAACCGACCACAAAAGCATCATCAATCTGATGGACGGTTCGGAGTATCCGTTGGAAGAAGTTGGAGTTGTCAAGATGTGCCCGTCTGACAAGATGGGGCTTGAGTTCTCTCCAATTGAATCTTTCCAATATGTGCCCATGGCTTCAAAGGATTGACAAATACTTTAAGGGCGTATGTAAAATCATACGCCCTTTTTCTTTTCGGGGTGTAATATGTTAAAAATAGGAGATTTCGTAAAAGGAACAAGAGAAGCAGATGGACGCTATTCTGTCACCAATGAAAGTATGACTTTGGGGATTGTATCTTATATATACGATTGTAGACTAGATGATGTTGAATATGTGGATATAGTCGTCATAAAACATGATAGGCTAGTGTATATTGGTAGAACGTATAAAGTAATACCATATCTTTTTGATAATGTAACCACCTCATACAAACCAACCAGACGCGAACTAATGTTTCAGAAATTACTTCTGGAATATAGATGCGATGTTCCCTACGAAAACGCTTATCATAAGCCGGTAACAAACATAATCTCAAGCGGAGAAATATCCGACATCATGCTTAATATTAACAGATGTAATTTGTTAAAAAAATATAAAAAATATATATATAAAATTAGGTGATATAGTGTATATTGGACAAATCGTTTCAATAGGTGGCTATCCCCATATAATATGTGGTATACACAGTACCTCTATTAGAGTTATATATGTAGGGCCAAGCATTTATGATAGACGGCCGAGAAACCCACGGTCTTTGACCGTGGGATGATAGGCCGACAGTAAAACACTTCAGAAAGGAGGTGGGCAATATGCGCACCGTAATTAAAACGTACAAATTCAAACTGTACAAAAGCAAAAAGAACAAACATCTGAATGACGGCATCGACATTGCCGCCTCCATCTGGAATTACTGCATTGCAATGCATCGACGGTACTATCGCCTGTACGGGAAACACCTTTCTGCCAACAAACTCAAAAAGCATATTACAAAGGTCAAGAAAACGCTGAATCCAGAATGGCAGGCTTTAGGAAGCCAAGCTATACAAGATGTTGTTGAACGGGTTGACCGTTCGTACAAAGCGTTCTTTGACCATGTAAAACAAAAACGGCATGGCAAAAAGTCTCCACCCTCGTTTAAGAGGCGGAGCCGGTATTCCAGTTTCACACTCAAACAAGCGGGGTACGCTTTCCATGGCGAAAGTAATCGCGTCACTATCATGGGGCGAGAGTACAAATATTGCAAATCACGTCCCATTGAAGGAGAAATAAAAACTCTTACAGTGAAGCGCAATACATTGGGAGACATCTATCTTGTCGTCGTTACCAAACAAGAGTGTAACAATATCTATCCGCGAGCAGGTAAAGCTGTCGGGATAGATTTTGGCTTAAAGCACTTCCTTACTTTGGACGATGGCACCGTGATAGATTCCCCTCTGTGGTATAAATCTTCCCTCAATGAATTGAGAGCTGCTCATCGCGCAGTATCCCGTTGCCAAAAGGGGAGCCGAAATCGGCAACGAGCAATTCGTAATTTGGAACGCATCTATCAGCGAATCAGTAATCGCAGGAGAGATTGGTTTTTCAAACTTGCGAATCAACTTGTCGGAGAATATGCCATCATCTGTATTGAAGACCTTAATATCGATGGGATGAAACGCTTGTGGGGGCGGAAAATTTCCGACCTTGCTTTCGCAGAGTTCGTATCCATTTTGAGCTGGGTGGCAAGCAATGCTGGAACCACTGTCGTAAAAGTTGACCGATGGGCTCCGTCCAGCAAAGCATGTCATGTATGTGGAACAATTAACCCTAAGCTCACACTAAAACAGCAATGCTGGACATGTGATTGCTGCCACACTACATTGGATAGAGATGTGAATGCAGCAATTAACATTAAAAGAATAGGCTTAGCTCTCTTGGGCATTTCCGCCTGAGAGCGAGACTATGTGGGTGGGGCGTCACCCACTGTGGAGGGACAGTAAGACTGGGTTAGCCAGTAGTCCCGTGGAAGCAGAATCCCACGGTGTTCTCACCGTGGGAGTACGTCAAGATAGAACAACACAATGCTATATGCGGCATATAACAAGGGTCGAATATGCCAACGTTAATATAGATGAAATTGACGATGGAATAAAAGAGGCATACAAGCTTATTCGGGACGCACTTCGTTGGAGACGTGATTTACCACATGCCAACATATACAATTCGTGTGTTTGCGACGCTCGTAAACTGATGGTTTTTATAAACGAATGTATAAAAAGTGGAACATACCCAGACACAAAATACAAGTCGAAGTTCCTCCCTAAAGTATGCGTATGTTATAGAAATATCTCAAAGGGTATGTACAAAGTTAAACTTCCATGTGATAAATAACCAATCTATGTTTGACACCATATAATATAATATGGTATAATATATGTATAGTAAAAGGCAACGCGGTGTTCACAACAAAATAAACATTGGAGGGTTACTAATGCGTAAAATCACAAACTACAATTCGTTCTGCCGTGATTATCTTGGCGTTTCTGAAAGCGAAGTGCCGGGTTTCATTGTGCGGAACAAAAACACCATCGACAGGCTTATTGCCCGATATGGCATCCCTCTCTCGGAGAGAATGAGCGCCGCGAAAACGAAAGTCGGTGTTCCTCTTATGTATGGCACAGACGATTATGAAATCATGCTAAAGTGCGACTTCGGCAAGTACGGCGGCACAGAAGAGGCCAAGGTTGTTGAAAGCGTAGGAGATTTCGCTGTCTATACTTTCAGAGCAAACAATAAACCCAAAGCTGCGACACCGTCTGTTAGGACAACCTCTTTTAATGCTCCGTCACAGAGTATGTTGCCGGGTATCGAATTTAGAACATACGTTGAACCGTCGAAACCCAAAGCAAAAACCTCAGTTGTCGAGTTCGACCCATTCGACGCATGTCTTGAAATCTGAAAATTCATGGAGTAGACAGAGCCGTCAGGTTTTCTTGACGGCTCACAATCTCCAACAATATTAAGGTGGGGAATTATGGATGTTGTATACTATGTACCCTATGAATATAGCGCAAAAATATATGGACTAAATCAGTACAAAATATATCGCGCAAGAATCAACAAGCGTGTCAAAAGTTCTATGTTTGATATAGAATTTGTCCTATCCCTTATCTTCGACAGCGATGAAACAAATGTAGTGGCGAGCAATGATGAAGTTTTCACATCTTACAAAGAAGCTCAAGATTGGGCTAAAAATAAAAGGGAGTGCTTAAAATGAACGTAGTTATGAGTCCAAAATACGCCAAATTCAAACAGGGAGACAAAGTATACTTTGTACCAACTCCTGCCATGAAAACTATAAATCTCAAGAACTTTGAGGTTTATGCGGCGAATGTATATCAGGTTGCCGCAAAGGTTGACAATGGCGCTGTCATTGGCTTGGCATATATGCTGGAAGTAAACAGAGGATATGACACGCAGTACCTTGTAACGACTGGCGAACATATTTTCAAGAATGAATATGACGCTGGACTGTACGCTATTGGCTGTTCTAATATTGCCAAGCGAGATATAACTATGAAAATGTAGAGGGGTGTTTATTGTGATGGGGGTTTGGTTTGCTGTTGCTTTCGTTGTTTTTATTGTAGTGATTTCTCTGATTTCACGCACTCCAAGTGTAAAAGAAGAAAAACCAAAACGTGGTGAATGGATTCCAAAACTTGCTCAATATGCCGCAACAACAGCAAAAACATACGATGAATCAATGAAACCGACCGCTGTTAAAGTCAAAGCAAAACAAAGCGCAAGGCCAATCATCAAAGATGATACAATTCGTTCCTATATGGATAAACAATTGATTCGTTTCCCTTTCTATATTCAAGAGCGTAAGAATTTTTATCTTTTAAATAATCAAGAGGATGTCAAAACATACAGCACTCTCATGGACAAAAAGATTGCTCTGATTGACTCTATGGATGGCTGTGTTTTGTTTATTGTTAGGACGGTGTGAAAATATGATGATAACTATTCTCAGTCTTATGGGTGTGATTACGCTCATTGTATATGCTTGCCTTGTAGTAAGCTCAAGATACGATAAACATGATTAACATTATTTTAACAGCAATACTATTAGCAATCATAGCGATATTGATATATATGGTTATAGCGGTTGCTATTATGTTATAATAAGAGGTGTAATTATGGTTAATGTTTGGATTGGCATTCTTGTTCTGGTGGTTGTTGCTATATTGCTATGTGCGATTGTAGTCGTGTTCATGGCATATTATGCGTCTTACTGGACGAAAAAGCATCCCGACCTTACAAAGCAGACACAAGAATACACAAAAGCCGTTGCCGACTATAATGCTATAAAAGATAAATTTCCGGCTGTCCAAGAGGAATTTGAGCGTTTCAAAAAAGAATATGCCAAACTCAAAGAAGAATATGATATTTTGAATGTACAGTGTGAACATTTGAGAAACTATATAGAAACCGAAGAAAAGTTCAAAGCTGAAAGGGCCAAACATGACAACTAAAGAGTTGTGGTATAACCTAAGAGATACCACAGATTACCAAAGGGCCATTACAAGAACGATTGTACTGCCTAAATTTGGCGAATTTGACTACATCGACGCCACAATTGCTATCTATCCAGATGTAAGCGCAAAGCAAGTTTATATCACATATAGAAGCAAGTCTCTGTATCGCATTGCGAAAGTAACGATACTTTCGTATGACGATACCGAATGGGGCAAATTGGTTGCGCATAGTATTATGCGAACCAGAAACAGAAAAATGAATCCATCAAGAAATATTATGAAACGGTATTTCTATAATGATGTAGTCACCGAAACCAACAAACGATTCTATGTATAACACTATCCCCGCATCTAAGTTGACAGGTGCGGGGATTTGTGGTATAATATATATGTAAAAAGGGGCCGCAACCGCTGGTTGCATTTTATACATTTTATATGAAATTTGGTGGGCTGTATGGTAAAGAAAGTTTATGACTTTGGCAAAGAGGGAAACACAATGAGTTATATTTTGTTGTGTGACCAAATAATGGATTATCCACTTTTTGGATGGTATAGTTGTGGAAGCACAACAATTTTCTTCCGGTATTCATACACTGAAAGAAAAATATATCTTGACTTCGCCGAAGCTGACAGCGATGATTTGTCGGATAAAATCATAGAGCTTCGTTATGACGCTGATGAATGGCCGGAGATATACGGACTGATTCCTCAGCATCCAAGAAAGTTGTCGTTCTCATATAAAACAGCAGTAGAGTATATTGGTATGTGGAGAGGGTAAACTATGAACAGAACTACAATAGAAGCCGGACAGCGCGGATTCTTGGAAGTACAGAACTATGTGCATCTTTCAATGATGTTCGGCGTATACAATGGAGAACTTGGTACGTTGTATTTTTACTATGACAATTCACTTCGTAGAATCTATGTAGAGGGCTACTCCGATGATACAGCAGATTTAAATGGCTGTGCTGACTATATAACGCAGTTTGAATACAGCAAAAAAGAATGGCAAAAAGTTTATGAACTTATTCCAGAATATTTGTCCAGTATTTGTCCATCCGATGATTTGCTTTTATTAACTTTAATGGTAGGTGACATTTAAAATGATTATTGACGACTTGCGAGCAAATAAAAATATCGTTGAAAGAAAATATGGAGATATTTCTTCTTTCAATTTCTCGGCTGGTGCTTTCTTCAACAAAATATGGGACGAACAAACAGTTAAAGCTCGTGGGTTGTATATCAATACCAAAACGGGTGAAGTTGTAGCAAGAAGCTATGACAAGTTCTTCAACATTGGAGAACGTCCAGAAACGCAAATGGATGCGCTGAAAAACACAATCGAGTTCCCTGTACAAGCGTATGAGAAAGAAAATGGATTTCTTGGAATCATGGCGTATGACAAAGAGACTAAGGACTTCATTATTACTTCAAAGTCAGCAATGGATAGTGAATATGCTGAGTGGTTCAAAGACATTTTCTATTCAACTACGAACGCAAAAACAAGAGAGGGAATTAAGTTCTTTCTTGAACAACATAATGTTTCGGCTGTTTTCGAGGTTCTCGACCCTGTTCACAACCCACATATTATAGACCAACCAAAGCAGAAAATCGTTGTTCTTGACTTGGTAAGAAACACCATTGAAACCGAAATCATGCCATATCGAGTGACGCAACTATTCTGTTTCACCTTTGGACTACCATGTAAGAAACTCAGAAAAACACTGAACACATGGAAAGAATTTGAAGATTTCGTAAACGAAACACACAATTCAATTCGACAAGTTGAGGGCTATGTATTGGTTGATTCTAACGGCTATATGTTGAAAGTAAAAACCAATTACTACCGCACTTGGAAATATCTTCGCACAATATCTGAAAGAGTACGCACAGGCAAATACATAAAAGAGCAGGCATTATCTTCACAGATTATGAAAGATTTCTGTGAATGGTGTCGTAACAATGTAGAAGTTCTTGGAGAAGATATAACCAAACTTCGTTTGAGATTCTATGGAGATATGGGGGAGGATTACGATAGCATTTATTGATTATGGAGCAATCGCATTTAAAAATGGTAAGTGTATCCAAAACGACTATTTTGGCGATATGCTAGAAATGGTTGGATGGGAAGATGAAGAAGAACACATCCTAAAAGGATGGTGCTTTTCCTATGTAGGAGACAAAAACTTTACCGTTGGGTTTTTCAAAGAGCATATGGTTGTATGCTGTGATGGTAAAACTGAAACAATATATTTTAACGACAGATATATGGGTTGGAAGAAGTATGAGGCTCTATATGTTTCTGACAACTATGACGGGCTGATAGAGTTTGTAGTAACGCCACGACAAGACAGATGCTATACATTTAAAATGACATATAACGGTGATAAATATAAGGTGATATTTGGATATGGCATTGACCTTCCATATTATCGGAAAACAGGCAGATACAACTATTATCGTTCACCGGGATTTCTCATTAGAAATAGATTGCCCGATATTATAAAAAATATACCTTATGAGATTAGCATAAGGATTGAACTTTTGAGGAGACGCCATGACAGAAAAGAACAAGAAAAAGGCAGAGGACAAGAAACGCCATAACTTTTGGCCAATGTCGCCTGTCACACGAATCAAAGAAAGCAAAAAGAAGTACAACAGAAAGAAAGACACCAAAACCCTTGGCCAATATCTCAAAGAAAAGAGCGATGTCGAATGATGAATCTTCTCCTTATCAACTTTTGTATAGGATTGTGTCTATATTCAATTATTCAGGTTGGACTTAGCGGATTTCTTGCTAGAAACCCAAGGGTTCATAGAATTGTTGAGCTGACGCCTTTCAAAAAGGTAGTCGGTACAATTGGCGGATACCTTATATGCTGTATTCCAATATTTAATATTATCAGCATTTTTTCTCTTATAACGCTTCCGACATACAAAGTTGATGAATGTTTCATGCAAGCACTATCAAAAAGTGATAATTGGAGTATATTTTGACGAAAAGCGCTAAAAAGCCCATACCGATTTGACGGTATAGGGCTTTTTGTGTTATAATATATATAGTGGGTCAGGTTACACATGATAAAACAATTTGGAGGGATGAAAAATGACATTAAAGAACATGCTAAGTGTTACATGCGGAGAAACCACGTTGAAAATCAAAGCAATCAATAGAGATTGCGATAGCGAAACAATCAACATTATGCGGTTGAAATCTGGTTTCACCGCAAATGACGCATCAAAACGCGCCGACGAATTTACAGAAACGATTCGGAAGTATGGAGATTTCATCGTTTGTCGTGTAGAGGCCGTTGACGCATATACAATCAAGATTGTATGTGTGTATCCGTAATTGTATAATAAAGGAGGGAATAAAAAATGAACAATAACCTTGCCAAACTGCTTACACTTTCGCCCGGAAACAAATTTAGATACGGCGCACACAAGTATCTTGTTGTTGCGCCGACACGCGATATGTTGTACTTAACAGGACGTTCTTCAACGTGGTGTGCCGACATTATCAGCGGAGAACTCTGCTATATCAATTCAAACGAAGTGGTGGTCGTAGAGGGGGTAAACGACAAGTGGTAAATATGATAGTTCTTGTGGGTATCCCCGGCTGTGGCAAATCTACGTTTGCTGATATTCTTTGTAGGAATGGTAACGTGATTAGACTTTCTTCGGATGAAATTCGCAAAGAGCTTTTCGGAGACGAATCTTTTCAGGGCGACAACAACAGAGTATTCAACACACTTTATGAACGAGCAGAGCTTTTGTTAAAGGCCAATATCAGCATTGTTATTGACGCAACAAATCTCAAAAAGAGTTTGCGGAGGTATGCTTTCGATATTTGTCCTGTGGGCGTAAGAAAGATTGCGCTTTATTATAGGCCAGACGTTGAGCTTTGTAAGGAAAGGAACGCAACGAGAGAAAGAAAAGTTCCAGATGAAGTAATCGAAAGAATGGCAAGACAGTTTGAAATCCCAACAACCGACGAGGGTTTCGATGAAGTCATGTGTTTGAATGGAGATGCAATGGTATGAGTGTATATATTCTTCAAAAAGAAGAAGTTGATTTCTTTGGGAGAAAAACGTTATATTACATCCATGATGATTTTGATAATGGAAATCATTCCATTGCTACAACACGATATGAGGCAGAAGCAAAGCGATATTATTCATCAGACGACGCATCAAAAATGGCATGTCGCATTATAAACGTGTATGGATGTGTTTGCCGAGTTATACGGATTGATAGCTAAGGAGGACAATATGAAAGAGTTGAAGTTGAAAAGGTGGGCAATGGGCGGATGGCGGAACGATACACACAGACTTGAATTTATAGGTTTTGTGCTGGCAAAAGATATGGACGAAGCGTTTCATATTGCGCGTAGTCTATGGTCGGGAATCGCCTATATCACAACGGCAAAGTTGGCCGAATAACAAATGAAAAGAGGGATTATAAAATGAACACAAAAACATACCGCAAATATAAGGTTGCCAAAGAGGGAACATATGTATTTCCCAGATATGGTTTGAAGATTTCGCTGTCTCTGAACGACGAATACGCCGTAGTCGGATTCACTCAACACAAAAACGAGACTTGCTGTATCCTACAAAAAGCAAACAATCCAAAGTCAACAAAGTTTCCACTGCGTAAATGCGAGCTTGAAAAACATTTCACAGAGTGCTAATACTAAAAAGTGAGGGTGTTCATAATGAAAGCAGAGAAAATAGGGATTTACGAACTATACCAAAAAATAAAAGAATATAATATGGACTTTTTCCCACTTAACAATGAAGTATACTACATACGATTATTTACGAGAGAAAACTTTTTTTGTGCTGGCGGACAGGAATACTGTTTATACCTGTTTAATTGTCAGAACGAGCATGTGGCTACTATTTATTTTGGCGGAGTAGACAATGACGACAACTATCTAATGAATGTCAGACTCAACAGGTATAAATATTATTTTGTTTTTGCGTATCATACTGAGGAACAATACCGCAATAAAGGTATTATGACTGAGTTTGTTAGCTACATAACAAACTGTATTTTTATGTTTTATGAAAAAGCAGCCCTATTCATTGGAACTGACAATATAAGGTCAGAAAAGGTTGCCATCAAATGTGGGTATCAGTTCATTCGTTATACCTATAATTACGATGGACTTTTTATGAAAACAGACAAAACGTTCAAAAATATTGAATACCCAAAATATAACTACATCGAATTTGACTCCAAAGTTGTTCTCCCTAAAGGCAACACGCCAATGTTATACAAATATATGGAAAGCAAAAACTTTGTTGTATTTAATAAAAACGAAAGAATGTATTTTATAGATGCCATAAAGGCTCTTTCGGATTTATATGACAATTTTTATGTGTTTGTAGAAGTATTGGACGGATGTGATTTGCCGGAAAGTATGGGGTTCAAGAAAATACCAAGGGATAAGCTACGAAATAAAAATATGAAATACAGAGGAGCACATTGGCATTACAAACTTATTAAAAAAGGAGACAAACAATGAAGAACTTTGACTGGAAACTTTTCGCTATTATCGGCGTTGTAATTTTGAGCCTACTGATTTTGTTGCTTGGATATACGGTTTCTGTATCCAACACCGTGGCTCGTATGGAAGAACAAATCAACGAATCTTATTCTGGGATTGAGATTCAGCAAAAGCATCGGAACGACAGCATTACACAGCTTGTTCAAGTTATAGAAAATTTCACAAGCCACGAACAAGATGTTGTGGATTCTGTCACAAATGCTCGTGCCGCACTTCAGAATGGTGATGTAGCGGAAGCCATGAGAAGTCTGAACGTTGTAGTTGAAAACTATCCAGAAATCAAATCCGATACTGTTTATGAGAATTTGATGAATGAAATTTCAATCTGTGAAAATACAATTTCTCAGTATCGTAACAATTACAATGCGCAGGTAAAAGAATATAAAAAATATATCAAAATTTTCCCGCATAAACAGATTCTTTCTGCGCAAGGTTATGAACCGATGAACGTTGATTATCTTACTTTCGATGCCGAAGAATTGGAACTAATTGACAATATGTTTGGTGATTGATATGAACAATATTGTTATATATGATGGCCATTTTAAGCTCACCTTGCGTGAGCTTTTGGCCAGTTTAGCTATTGTTTTCTTGATGATTACTTTTGGGTTTTTCATTCACGGAAAAATCCACGACAGTACAATGGAAACAAACGAACGATATATGAAGTCACCAATTGTCACTTCGATGGATATGTATGATTATGTCAAAGAAACTGGCATTGGTGATGTTTTCACAATATTTGAACTGAAAGCAGTTGAACCTCAAACAATTCCAGAACTCAATGGTGAATATTTATACATTGAGAAAATCAAAGAAAAATATACTATGCATACAAGAACTGTTACAAGCACCGACGCGAAAGGTCGCGTTTCGACGAGTGTTCAAACATATTATACTTGGGATTATAGCGATTCAACAAAAATAAAATCTAACGATGTAGTGTTCAATGGAGACATATATCCGTTCGACAAATTCGACAATTACGACATAACCATCGCTCGTTTGTCGGATGTCGGGAGCGAATATTTGGATAAAGAATACAGAAGAATCAGTGGACAATATGCGTATGAGAACTCAAAAGTTCGTTATTATTTCAAGGTGATTCCGGTTGAAATAAACGGTTCTGTATTTATCACTTTAAAGGATGATGAAATTCAAAATCTTTATGTGACACTTTATTCTGAAATAGAACCAGAAGAATTGAGGGAGCGATTGATTAATGACTCAAACTTTTCAATCTTTATATTCTGGTTTTTCTGGATTGTTCTGACTGGTGGACTTGTTTTTGGATTCTATGTGCTTGATAATAAGTGGTTGGATGCCTAAAACTTGTCCATAAAAGTTGTATTTTAATTCGCTGGGAGTGAATAATTATGCTCTCCAATATGCTCTGCGGCTTCTATCAAAACACAGACCCGAAAAGCTCGTTTACATATTGCTTTGTTATATCATATTTGATTGACGAGATTTATTACGTCCTTTATGTGAAAGGAGATACATTAGATTACATAGTTATCTATAAAGAACAAATGGACAAGTGGTATAAGCCAGTCTCTGAACGTTCCATCATTGATAATGGATATGAGAAGTTTGTAAAATTCATAACTGATGTAATGGGATATAATTTTGACCTTATATTTCATTATGACGACGAGGAAGATAGCGATATTGATTACTACTATAACCAAAGGCTGGTAACAGAGCTTGAGCCATTAAAGACAGTATATTTCTATCTTAAAGACGACGAATGGAGAAACTTTGAAAATTACAAAGAGCGCCTTGAACTGGCAATACGCAGGTGGAATGATGTAAAGGAGCAAGACACTTTTGTAATTTATAAAACTAACGTATTGGAGATTGATATACCATGTTTATAAAACCCGGAATGTGTGTAAAGTATAATTGTTCAAAAAGATGGAAAATAGAATACGGTGTTGTTGTATCTAAAAAGATTCGTGGCGATTTTATAGTCATGGCCTGTGGATACTTATATAGCAAAATAAAAAAGGTTCCATACAAAGACATGGATATTGTAAATCTCAAGAACGTTGTCTCTACGGACCAAATTGAATGTATCAACTATATTGGTATGTATAACGTGGCAAATATACAGTATCTACTACGTCTCAAAACAGATATTCACCAATTTCACGAAAATATGCTTCTAACTCTACGGTGTTATCCAGAAAGACTCGAACGTATATTCAACAAAGATTACATTAAGCAGAATTGCTTTTGGGAAGATACATACAGAGGCAAAGAAGAAGAGTTCATGGGAAAAATAGCAGATGCTGTCAAAATATCAAACTTTAAAGACGTTTTTTACTTTGATGGCACAATAAATAGGGGCACAAATTGACGTACCACACGAATGTGTGGTATAATATATATAGTGGAAAGGGCGATAATAAAAACGGAAAGGAGGAAAGAGTGTTATGTTGATTAATATTTTTGACGACTATCAGACTGCCCGCAACGCCTGTGTTGCTTATCAACGTTGCGGAAAGCGTCACCAAGGTTTGCGCGGTGTGGAATACCGGGTATATTTCTACAACGGGAAATATCGCATTTGGCGTGGTCGGGACTATACAGACTTTCCAAACTGTGCTTACGGCCCAGTGTTTAGTGCCAGAGTTTAAACCACTAAAATAAAAAAAGGTAGAGCGCAACGAGCTTTACCAATAACAAGGAGTGCTAATTATGATGTATTTAATTCCCATAGAGAACATGGAATCGTTCGAGAAGAAGATTGCCCGTATCCGTCGCAAAGCGGAGCGGGCTAAAGTCGATTTCTCGTACAAACGGCTTGAACCAATCCAAAAAGAAACGGATTTGCCCGGCGTAACAGTTGAATGTGTGCCTGTAATGGTAGAATGTAAGATTCACTATGAAAACTGGATTGTTATTGCTGTGCTTGACCATCACGAAGTTGGCAATGTTATTCATTTGGTAGAGGGTGAATGGAGGCCCAGCGCTGAACTCGCGCTCCCCAGTAGATTTAGAACAGCAAAATCTTTCTGTGAACATTGTAATACAATGCGTAGCAGAAACAAAACTGTTGTGATTTATAACACACAGACGAAGCAGTTCAAACAGGTCGGTACAACGTGTCTGCGCGAATATACAGGCGGTATTGATGCCGAAGCAATCGCCGCTTTTGAAGAGGCTATAAAATCGCCCGAAGAATTTCTCGGAGTGAGTGGTAGCAGTAAATTCTTCATTGAAACCAAAGACTATTTGAGCGCAGTTGTTGCTACAATGTCTCTGTATGGTTTTATGAGCAAGAAGAAAGCCGCAGAGATAAACGAAGAAGTGCGATATAATAAAAACGTCAAACGAGTTGAAGCAACATGTACTAAAGCTGTTCATCTTATGACGAATAATGAAAAACCGAATGAAATGTCAAACAAGTGGCATAATATCTATAAAAGCAAAGACACAGAAGCATTTGTAGAGGATGCTCTTGAATGGATTAAGTCTTATAACGAGCCGAATGACTTCATGGAAAATCTTCGTGTTATTTGTTCCGGTTCACATATCAAAGTGAGCGATGTTGGCTTTGCGGCATGTCTTATGGATTTGTACAAACGGCATCTTGAGTATGAGAAAACGCGCAAACAAAAAGAAAAAGACAACGAAATGTATCGGTATTATGGAGAAGTCGGTGAAAAGGTTACGCTGAATGGTAAACTTGCGTGTGTGACTTCTTATTCTACGCAGTTTGGTATTATGTATATCTATAAGATGATTTATAACTCTGCTATTTTCGTATGGAAAACGAGTAAATATCTTGGAATTGATGATTCCGGTGCAGAAGTCAATCTCGTTGGCACAATCAAAGAACATTCGGAGTTTCGCGGCGTTAAGCAAAACATGCTTGTACGTTGTAAGGTAGAAATCATTAAGGAGGGTGTGTAAGGTGAGAACCATAGAAGAAAACATTGACATGCGTATCCAATACTACAACAAACTGTGCGAACTTAAAGGATACAAATACGGCTATTTAGCCGTGGCATATGTGTACGGAGGATGTAGTCTGTACTACTGTTCAAAAGCTGACATTGAAAAGCATTGCGTTGATGGTTTGCTGGTAAGTGGAACAAGGAAGATGGTTTATGAAACGATTTGCGCACTTGATACGATGCTAAACTATCAGGCATAAACGTACAATACCCTCACACGCGCTACAATGGGGCTACAATCTATTTTGTATACTTAGTAATATAAAATCATTGCTAATGTATAAAACGCATTCTATGCGTATTGTAGCGCGTGCTATAAACATAAACGGAGATGAACAAAATTGGACGAGTTCAAAGTTGGCGACATTGTAAAAACCATAAGACAAAGCTGTGGTGTTAATTTCTCCGAAGCAGTTGTTGTTGGGAGATACGAAAAGTATATATGCGTGATAGCAAAAACACGACGCGACTATGACGATTGGTGGGTATACCCAAAGGACATAATAAAGACCAAACAGGAACTTCTTGACGATAGAGATTTGGAACTCGCCAAAACAGTTAGTACAATATACTTCGATGAAATTTATGAACCCGATGAAGATAGTGTTGGTGCTATATACCATAGTCCTATATATGTTGGGCTTAGAAGTGAAACGGAGATTATATTTGAACAAAAACCCGACGATGTTCTTGAGTGGTTAAGAGATAGAAATGACACTCCTGAGCGGGCGTATTATTCAACTACAAAGGAGTAATAATATGAAACATAGTTCTATGTCTGATTATGATGTCGATGTGATTCCTATGGTTGAATATTTCAATTCAGTAGGGTTAAAAACATATATGTCGTGTTCTGGACACAAAGACAATCCATATATGTCGATGTTTTGGATTGAGTTTGACCCCAGCGTTACCGAACAAGATATTATTGATTTTCAACGAAATCATGTGAACGAATACAATATGTTTTGTTCTTGCGGGAGATTCGTACAACGTATTATTGCCACTAAAAGAAGCGACAAGATAATGCGCTCATATGAATATATGGCTGCTAATGTAGAAGCCGCAAACATTGACCTAAAAGCATGGACAACTTGACGCATTATACCATTTCATGGTATAATATATGTGGGGATATTCACACCTCAAACAACATAAAGGAGTGACAAATAATGAGTGATAATTCAAACATTGGCAGTGCAGAAGTTCATTTAGAAACGAACGCCACAGCAAGGACATTTCCGGGAGTTGAGTGTGGTAGCATCTTTATGGCTACTGACGGTTACCTGTATATGAAAGTTCAAAAGTTGTGGAAGAAAGACCCCAAACGCAAATGCTTCAACGCTATCGAGCTAACGACGAGAGCTACTCGCTATTTTGACGATAACGACTTTGTGTTTGTATTTGATACATGCGCTTTCAACTATGAGATTTGAGGGGTGAACCTAATGACAAAGATTAAAACCGAACGTAATTTTGGAGCAGTAATCCCGTTTAGCGAGCTAAACATAGGCGATGTATTTGTTAGCAAAGACAACAACGATAACCTATATATTAAGATTTGCGAATCTACCGATGAACTTAATATGTCTAACAATACCATTGGGATTGGTCAGGCGTACACTATGTTCACCGACGACGATGATGAAGTAATCCGCGTTAAAAGATTATATATTAACACCAATTTTATCACAGAACTATAAGGGTTTTAAACATTAAATGGTTGAGGAATATAGAATCATTACTTGAACATTTGAATGTTGTAAATCTATTGTAGATAATGCGTTTCAACACCTAAAAACGCATTTTAATAAAATAATAGCAAAAAGGGTGGGGACATAATTATGTATGACGACAAGTTTTTCCTAAACTATAACACAGGCGACATGGTAAAGTATCGTAATCAAATAATGTACAAGAAAGGACGAATTGGTTTCGTTGCCAGAAGACACTATAAACAAAGTGTTTGTGATTTTTACAAATTTTTTACATATCTTGAAGAATATGATAGATGGATTATAAAGCTGTGCCACGATAAGGACTTAAGCAATGCCAATTGTGATGAACCAGAGTGGGGCTGGAAAGCAAAGAAAGTATGCAAAATAAATCTTGCTGACTATGATTTATTGTCCGATGCTTATCGTGGCTACTCCACAAATATCGTTGATTGTATGTCAACTTCACAGTTGGAACACATGATGAATTATTCGGGGAGTGATTACATAACATATCTAACAAAAAACTCTAAATCAATATTTGGTGATTACGCTAAAAACGTATTCTAACAAAACAATAACAAAGGAGAGCATAATTATGGCAGTCGAAGTAGAATTTTATGACGACGCAACAGTCATTACACAACAGAAATATCTTTCTTTTAGCTCTTTAAAAGCTGAAACAGTTGAGTTTAAATCTCTTAAAGAGGGAGATATATTTGTTGTGGCGAATCACTACGACGGCAATCGCGTTTATATCAAGTTTGCCGACTCTACTTTTTCGGTTAATAAAGGGATGCCTTTTGAACAAAATGCTTTTTGTATTAACACTGGACGTCCTGTATACTTAGATGAAAGACTAAAAGTGTATGTTTTTAATGATGTAAGAATCTTATGCGAATAACGATAAAACACAAAGGAGTACATAACTATGACTAACAAGAAATTTTCCACAAACGCTGAATCCACAACAACCATTTCGTTCAAAGAGCTGAAGAACGGAGATATCTTCATTGGTGGCCCACAGCAAAGGATTTATATGAAAATGGCCGAAGCACATCATACGAATTATGACGGAGAGCAAACCACGATGAACGCCGTTCGACTTGGCACGGGATGTTTAGCGCATTTTTCCGATGAATACAACGTTGCTCTTTGCTACAACGCAGAGATTAAATGTGAGTAACAGTAAAACATACCAGAGGGCATACGCCCTCTGGTATTATTGGAGTTGATAGATTGAAGTACAAAACAGGTGATATTGCCAAATATAAAAGGCAATTGATTTACAAAAAGGGACGTCCAGCATTTGTGGTATATAGAAACCATCGCACATACTATGTTGTTTTTATCTATGTAGAAGAACGGAACAAATGGTATACAAGCTATTGTGAAGAAGAAGATTTATCTGACTATACAGGAGAAGTTCCTGCTGGTGCTGAAACATTCCAGAAGTTAGCAAGTATAAGATATGACAAGAGAGAATTGACTTCAAATCGCATGACATACAATGTTTCTTTTGTTGAGGAAAACAGCGTTTATAAAATTGTTGACTTGCTTAACAATCCAGAAGATGATTACCGACACTATTTATGGTTACACAGCAGGAATTATTTCGGATATAACTATAATGTGAGTTTGTACTAATTCTGTACCGCTATGCGGTACGAATCGTCGTGTGGAACACGACAGACAAAGGTGACAACATGAAAAATCTAAAACTTGGTGACATTGTAGAGTACAAAGTCGAAAACGAACCATATATACTCGTGTACTGTGGTGCTTGTTTTTATTCTCTTATCCAACTTGATGCTTCAGGCAGATTTGTAGCGCTTTCAACCCCAAGAGTAGCACGGATTCAACCAATTGAGAGTTCTTCCATACCCGTATATGAATATAAACTACTAAAAGAAGTTGGAGATTTTCTCAAGAGGGTTAGAATTGATGTAATAAACAAAGACGACCCAGTATATAGTATCTATCAAGATGATTTAACATCATTTCATGTATCTCGTATTGTAGATATGATAAATGTTTCATTGTTAAGGGTAAGACTTTCTTCTAAATCTGTCCAACTTTGTTTTAACAAACAAAAATTTCTCGATGAAGTGTTGGGATTACTTGAAGATATGTACTATGATGATGATGATGTGGATATTCATGTTTATACGGTTGGAAACTGTACATAATCATTATCGTGCGTTCTTAGGTGTTTATAATCAATGCCAGCCTTATGATTTTGACATTGAAACATCTCGGTAATGATTTTATATTACTCACATGTTCAATGTTTAAAAACATGAGAAACATCGTGTTCAAAAGGGGTAACTTAATATTGCTTATTGGTAAAACAACCAAAAGAAAGGGTGTTCATAAATGTTCAAAAAATTTGATATGCTAATTGGAAAAACAATCACGAGAATTGAAACATCAAATGAGGTTTATTCAGATGAACTATCAGAAATCAACGATATAGTACATGAGAACAGACAAATTTGGTTCTATATGAACGACGGAAGTAAGTTTCATATGTATCACGACCAAATGTGCTGTGAGGATGTATGCGTTGAAGATGTTTGTGGTGATGTTAAATGTCTAATTGGTTCACCTATTACGCAGGCTGAGGTATGCTCTGAAACAACAATGTCATATGACGATGCTGTATGTGGATTTAAGCACAGTAACCCATATTGGACTTGGACATTTTACAAGTTTGCAACAGTCAAAGGATATGTAACCATTCGGTGGTATGGAGAAAGCAATGGTTGTTATTCATGTGAAGTTATGACTGAATACACAAACCCAAATGATGATATTTTGTTCAAGTATGAGCTGAATCCATGGGGTGATGATGATGATGAATCGTGATTTCAAACCCGGGGACATGGTAGAATATATCTACGAGGCTTGCTGTTAAAACAAAGGGGTGAAAGTATGAATACTACGTTGAAACGTGGTGACATTGTAAAGCGATACAATGACGATAAGGGTATATGTCAATATGGAGTTGTTGCTGACACTCTTATTTTTCTGGGAAACAGATATGTTATCTCTTTTATGTATAGAGAAGAAGCAATGAACTTTTACACATGGACAGACGATGAACCTTCTTTTATTCGTGTGGAACAAGAGTCTTTGCCAAGTGAACTTTGCTTTTTGTCAGACATTTCAAAAATATTCGCACATGTAAGAATTGACTATTCTATTACAGAGAATGGGAAAACAGTATCAAGATATAACGAGAGTCTTTTAACTCCTCTAAGAAGTAATTGTATTTTGGAAGCACTTCGAGGCTCTTTGATGTATAACGATGATGGTTACGTCAGTTCATTTAGCAGTAAATGCTTCTTTAATTTGTTCAATCACTTCTTTGATAAAGAATACGGACATTGTGTTCCTTCCCCCGAAATCAAGTTTTACTTTTGTATAAAGTGTGGTGAATAATGTGATTAAGTTCAAATGTGGAGATATCATATATAACAACGAGTATAATCATTATGGAGTTATACTTAGTCAGTCTATAACTCCTCGCGGTGGAGACATTGTAGAATATATCTGGAATAGGCAGGATACTGGAAACTTTTTTGTCCCCATTGTTAGCCCAAGATATATTAAACATGTAATACACAGAAAATTGCCGGAGGATTTAAAATTCCTTTACGATATTTCTGATAGATTGTCTCATGTGAGAGTAGACTATGTTATTAGCGGCGAAATATGGGGAACAACAATAGGATATCATAAACTACTTACTCAAATTTTAGATAGTGACAACCTTTCGATGGTGATTGAGCGATGTGCTGATGTAAACAAGGGTGTATTTGCTGGGGATAAAATATTCTTCAATGAGCTTGAATATTTTGCCAGGCGTCGTCTTGCGATAGAGATAAGTGCGGAAATTAGATTTTATAGGGTGTGAGATTGGTTGTTTGTGTGTTGTAAACACATTATACCACATCTCAAACTAAATGTCAACACCCCCATGCAAATTACTATGATGTACCGTGGTACAAGCTACAATAGGCCTAGAAAGCGTTTTAGCTGTAAGGAATATAAATTCATTACTTGAATAATAAAACGTCTCCTAGACCCATTCTGTTGTGTTTCACACAACGAAATGTAACCATGCTGGCGAACAAAGTTCGCCAGATCGTACCGTGTAACGGTACAGATTGTATTCGTTGTGGCGTAGCTTTGAGGGTTATGCGCAATTAGTCGTGTTATGTGCGCCCGGCATGATTTAGAACTGTTTTTCTTTCTTTCTTTTATATTTATATATCTTAGTTTCTTTCTTTCT